TCATTCATATCTGAAACCAACGGCAATCCGGTATCTGGATCAACAAAACCTAGACGGATTTCAACGAGTTTGCCGATCATACCATATTCTGCTTCAATAGCATTTAAAAAATCAGGATCAGCAACAGTAATTTTATATTGCTCACGGTCGACAGTTGTGGTCATTTGCGGCGGATCAACAGATACAATAAAGTCGTCAGAAATATAGCTGACATTATTACCTGCTGTAAATGAATTATAAAATGTGGTAGAGGCTCTGTATAGAGAACCATCCCCGTTAAGTATATGCAAAAAGAAGAAAGCTTCTGCCTTTCCTAATGCAATGATTTGTCTAACTTTACTACTAAAGAGTATCATTACAGCCTCTCAATAAGCTTAATAGAGCCGAGGTCCATTAGAATACCATCATCGAATACCATACCCATTACAGTATCGGTATCATAAAGACAATTCATAATGACATCGTCGCGATGTGTAAAAGACGTATTTGACACGGCAGTACGCAAAGTAGGATATATACCCACATTGCCGATTCCTGTTAGATCTGTCGTAGTCATGTACACCTTTGAATGATTAGAGAACCTAATAAAAGTACCTTTAACAATCCGACCTGCATTGCCAGTGACGGCGAGGGAACTTGCCCCCGCCGCACCAGTTGCTAGAGGAGTGCTAGTAGAGGTACGCCCTTTAATAACACCAATGTTCTGAGGAACGATAATTGTAACCGCTTCTGAGTACCCATGGGTAATCAAGTTCACGAATAGATCCTGTGCACCGCCAGACAAAGGCTCGAGGCGGGTTTCTAATTCCCACCTCTGAGCCGGACGACGGCTTACAGCCCTCTTCAAGGACAAGGTATCCGATACGAAGACGGGACTATTTGACTTCAGAGTCATAGGTACGACGAACTGAGCGATAACAACACCGTTTTCGTAGATACCGTAAGCCATTACTTTATTCCTTTCTCCTTGTTATGTGCATTAACGCCTGCTGCGATCTCTGGCAGCATTTCATAGACAGTCCTCTTGGTTTGCTTAGTTACATCCCCGGTGATTCCAAGGTTGATCTCAGTTTTACCAGATGTATTAGCTTTAGGCATTTTCTTCTCATCAATAGTAGATGTAGTAGGCACTGCAATAATAGAACCGATAGATGAAGAACCTACAATACCACCATCAGCAAACTTAGGAAGTTTATCTTCGTTAATTGCTACAAGCAACTTACGATACTTCCTAGCTTGTTTAGCTTTAATAATATGTTCATCATTTGAGACTGCGGCAAGGATACTGTCAGAACGGTCGGAGCCTTTGCCAGAAATCTTACCAGTAGTAGAGATCTGACCGCCATCAGCAAAGAAACCAGCAATCAAGCTACCGAATAGACCGCCGGCAAGCGAGCCAAGGCCAGCAGCACCACTCGCACCCAATCCGCTAAAGGCGCCCGAAATACCCTTTGAGAGAGAGTCAGTACCTTTGCTAAGAGCATCGCCAATACCGCCAGAAAGAGCATCTGCACCAGTTCCCAAGGTATCACCAATGGTACTAGCCCCTGAATCCAAACTGCCAAGGACATCCTTACCTAGAAGATCGCCGCCTTTCTTAAACAGACCAACGCCACTCCCAGCATCTAACGTAGGAAGTGAATTACCAATATTAAGAGAGCTGGCAAATCCACCAACATCAGGCACTACTGTATTCTTATCGCCACCTCCGAACAAACCGGAGAAAAGGCCATTATTAATACCATCGCTGCCTTTACCAAATAGGCCACCTATTGCAGAGCCTATTCCACCTCCGCTAGAGCCACCGCCAAATACAGATCGAATGCCATTTGTGATGACACCATTTTCACCAGTGATCGGCGCCGTAATAGCGCTAGTAGCTTGATGCAGGATATCTTGCGCAAGACCATCAAAGATTGTAGAGAAGAAATTACCCTTACCGCTAAAAGCGTTGAACAGTGCATCCTGGAAATTCTTATCCAGAGATTGCGCAAATTGTTCACCCATTTGACGGAAGTTATCACCTGCATGCACAACACGATCCGTAAAACGTTCCATGCTACCTTGTGCAATTTGCAGTGATTTTGCGAGTTTAGAAGTATCTTCCCCAGCGGTATCGGCTTGTAGAATTGCTTCATTCAAGCCATCAATACGCTTCTGGTATTGCTCTAGTGTTTGTAACTGAGCTGGCGTGAAGAGATCAAGTGTTTTACGATCAATACCACTAGCAGCAAGCGCATCCTTGCGGTTACCTCCATACTGTCTAGTGAAAGTAGAACTCTTCTTTGCTTGGTCGATAAGATCATAGACTTGAGAGTAACCACGCTCTAGTGGCGTATTCTTTGTCTTAATACCATCAACAACAATCGGAGGCGCCTCTGTGGAATCCACCATTGGTGCATTGCGCAAGGCAATATGCCAATTCTTACCGCCATTCTTTGCTGTAGACTTTCGGCTCTCGTCAATAGCCTCAGCAACCGAGTAACCAGCATCTTTAAATTTCTTTACGAAATCTTTGAAGGTTATCCCAGCCATCGGCTTGACATCAACAGCGGATACACCGGCTTCCGTGCCAGGAACATGATAAGAGCGATGATGTGTACCATCAGCATACAACTGGTCGTTACGTGCTTGCGTTCTGGAAAGACCATTTACACGTGCGTTAGGAAACAATCCTGTTACAATACCCTTTAGCTCTGTATCAGAGAATGCTTTTCCAGTTGCTACAGGAGGCGTGGCAAATCTATCAACGGCGCTGCTAAATCTATCAACGGCGCTTTCAAATGGTGTAGCATCAAACTTAGTCTTAAATTCCTTTTCGAATTCAGTCCTAAAGCGAGACATCACGTCATTTTGATTAGAACCATTGAAGCTGTTAATAATATCTACTAGAGGCTTAGTTAGATTAGGCAATTCTTGAGCACGATCTAGAGCATCGAGATTAATAGCGCTCTGAGTGACAGACTGACGCTGTTCTGGAGAGAACCTGCGGAACTGCTGTTCTGTTACACCATAATCAGGAATGATATCTTTAATTTTCTTAAAGGCACTACGAGCACCGCGAATAAAAGCATCATCGATAGACTGCGCCATATCATTAAACAGCGAGATATATTCACCTTGTTGTTTAATCTCTCGCAGCCAGCCGAAGGAAGCTTTACCTTGAGCAGCCAGCTTAGCCATTTGGGCTTTAATAACACCAGCGGCAGAACTGATGTATGCAGCAAACTGTTCACCAAAGAGATCTGTATTAAACAGTTCAAGATTGGTACCAAATATCGAGTTAATACGCTCAGCGTATTTATCCATCGAATTGGTAGAGTCTTCAAGGAGTTTTGCACGCTCACGCTCGAGCTTATTCAACTGAGCCATCTTTGCAACATAATCTTCAAGATTAGTTACATCATCAGCTTCAAGACGCTTAAGTTGGATACGCTTGTCAAGCTCTACCAGCTGCTTTAGCTTATTTGTAGCGATAGCTTCAATAGAGACTTGATCACCGACTCCGCTACGAGACAGAGATTCACCAAGTGCCTTACCAGTTTTATCAAAAGAATCTACCAGCTTTTCACGCATACTGGCCAACAAGTCAGCCTTCTGCTGCAATAGCGCGGAGACATCTTGAGTAGGCGTAGCATTCTTAAGCTGCTTTTCAATACCATGAATTTGAGAGGCAATAGACTGCAATGAAGATCTAGATGTCTGCGAAAGACGCGAAAATCCCATATCAGAGATTTCAACGCCAGCTTCATTTACATCAGCCAGAAGTTCCTTAAAGCCATAGCGATCTTTAACTTCCTTCTTAGGTGCTTGCCCAAGTTCATTGACACGTTCTCCAATTGCATCCAATCGGATCTTAGCAGCGTCTAGACGGGCAATCTCTGCAGGCGTAACCCCAGTAATACCGCCCTTACCATCATAACTGATGCGACTTTCAATACTAGCAGCATCAGCGGCGAGCTTTGCGCGCTCAGAGCCTAGCTTTGACACCTCTCCTGCGTTACGCTTAAGTGCTCTTGCGTTTGCGCCCAGCCCTGCTGTTTCATTAATTAAACGAGCTCGCAGTGTGGCCGGTATGGCACCAGCGCCGGCAATTTGTGAAGTAAGTACATTATCAGCTTCAGCCCTAGTGGCTGCCACATTAGCTGCAGCCTTGCGCAACTGTTCTAGAGCAGTTTTTGCACGAGCAGGACCATCGGTATCACCGATATGATCCATTGCAACACGAACGTCCTTAGATGCCTTATCCACATCCTTAAGTTCATCAGCCAGCGCTTGGATTTGGTCCGTCGGCAGGTTAATGTAGTCCGTCATATCTAGCGAAGGCACTTGAATCTTTTGGAGGGCGTTGTTAATCCCGTCAAAGCTCATATCACTAGGTTGCAGCGCACGCATCTTCGTTTCAGCTTCAGATACAGCATCTGCAATTTTCTTAAGCTGATCTGGTGTAGCATCCGATGGAGCTTTATCCAACTCAGTCTTAAGACGCAGGTACTCAGCAGAAGCTTTGCCGAATTCTACGGCAGCCTTTGAACCACTAATTGCAAAATTACGAAGCAATCCTTCATTCGCGCCGTCGCCTAGTGCGCCTGCTTGCTGCGTTATCTTACTACCCAGCAGCATACGGTCAGCAATCTGCTTATTAAACTCATCAGCAGCTTCCGTTGCACTCTTCATCCATTGTTGTGCAATACGACGTGCAGTGAAGTCAGAAGCAGCAACAGCTTTTTCAGAGTCCGTAGTAGGATTCAGTCTGGCGTTCGCCTTGTTGAACTGATCTGAATACTTCTTAAAAGCTTCTACATCAGATTTACCTCCAAAGAACTTTTCACCCTTAGTTCCGAAGTCAGTACCCAGAGCTTTAGTCTTAGTGGTAAAGTCTGCAAGAGAATCATTGAAGGCCTTTACATCTGCGTTCTTTTGCCCAAGAACACCAAGAGCATCCGAGATACGGCGGTATGCAACTTCAACCTTTGCAAGATGCTGAAGCTCAGCACGACGGCGTGCTTCAAAATCGTCCTTGCCTTCGCCAAAACGTTGGCCATCACGATTTGTAGCTGCCACAGTACGAACCGACTGGTCATACTCTGCCCTGGCGTTGTTAAATACACCTTGTTGCTTAGGAGACAGAAAAGCAAAATTCTTAACAGCCTTTGCTGTAAATTGCTTTTCCCACTCATTGTACATCTTGGTGTCGTTAACAGAAGTATCCTGCGCTCGCGCCCGTACAGCATCAAAAGCACCTTGTGCCTTATTACCTACAGCACGACCTGCACGACCAAGCCAACTATTAGAAATGTAGTCGCCGACTTTATTTAGAGCATGCGCAATAGCGTTCTTTACGTAGTCTGAAGCAGTGTAGATACCTGGCAGCGCTTTCTTCTCCCACCAGTCGCCAATACTAGTGAAGACATTCTTGATGTCTTTCCACATATTAGAGAGCCAGATGGTAAAACCGGTACCGTCACCTTTACCAAAGATAAAACGTCCAAGGTTGCCCGTAAGCGACGTATCTGGCTTAGCGCGATCAGCTGCATTAATTGCAATCGTATCGCCGATATTTCTTGCAGTAGCCCCCGGCCTGAGAGGATATCTAGCCAACATTTCAGAAGAATCTTGCTGCAGCTTTGCAAAACGACGCTTTTGTTCGTCATTGAGCTTACCGCCTTGAGACATAGCTTCGTCATTGAGCTGAGAAATCGTATCAGTAATGGTCTGTAGGTAGTTCTGAAGTGCAGCCTGCTGGCCGTCGGAAACTTGACTCAGATCAATATTCTTCAATTGATCTCTAATGTCAAATTTCTGTCCAGCAACATCCTTTACACCAAAATCTTTAGCCAGCTTTGCTGCCTTACCGGCGCCGCTCTTTGCGTCCATACCAAAGAAGCCGAGGATGTTATCGCCCAACCATTTGATGTTATCAGTGAACGACTCGAAAGGTCCAAAGAACCCTGCGATAAGGCCGGTAGCGATAGTCACCGCGCCAACCAAAGCAATGATCTCTGGTCCCAACGCAAGACCAAAGAAACCCAACACAGCTGTCAGACCACGTGCCAGCAGTCCGGCAGCGCTGCCTAGTATTCTAGCAGCAAAGCCTGCACCCCGGAAAGCAGCTCCGACCGGTCTGAAAATACGCGCAAGAATACCTGCTTCTCTCGCTGCGCCTGAGACGCCACCAATCAGAATAGGCCCGGTACCACCAGAGATAGCACGAGCGCCAGCACCCATACCAACAGCACTACGCAGTGTAACGATAGCCTTGTCGATAATAATAGTCGCGCTTGCCCTACGAGAACCCAGCAGGGTGCCGAAGAACGTAGAAAAGCCTGCCTTCAAACCTTCGCCAGCTTGCCTCGTCTGATTAAAACGATCCTTAGCATTGCTGAGAGAGTCCGTCAGGCTGGTTTCGCCCGACATCAGCTTTCCAATACGGTCATTCCACCAGCTAGCGCTAAATACAGTAGCCTTTGACAGATCTTGCAGTCTGCTGGCAAAACCACGGATATTAAGTGTTACGGCGTCCCACGCTGCCTTTGTAGCAGCCTGATCAACACCAGAGCGAAGTTCTTGCTCCTTACTGTTGAGCTTCTCCTTAATACCCTTATTAAGCATTGCGCTGTAAGTACCACGTGATGCGGTGCCAAACTGTTCCATCCGCTGAGCTTTAGACAGCTTGTCAAAGTCCCAAAGCTTGGTTTGGCGCTTCTCATTAAGACTATCTTTGTAATTCTGCAGCTCACCGCCGATTGCATCATTAACAAAGTCTTTCTTAGTGCTTCTGAAGGTCTTAAAAGCTTGCACAGACTTTTGAACTGCTTTAAAGGCAGCGGCCAAGGCAAGCGTAGAAACTACAACGCCGCCAATATTACCGCCAAGATCCGTGAAAGCCTGCCCTGCACCAGTAGCTGCATTTGCAGTACTAGCTAGGCCGACAATCAAAGCTCCGGCTGCAGCCAGCAGAAACAGCTTATTCTGCAAAAGTGAAGAAAGACCGCTCAATATTGGTGAAATGGCACTAAAGAAGCCAGAAATACCCGAGCGCAGCCCGCTAAAGATTTGTGCAGAAAACGAGAGCAACACAGTCTTCAAATTAGAAGTAGCGCCCTTGATTGTCCTGATAGCAGCGCTGCTAGCCTTTGTAACGCCGTCCTTAAGCTTCTTTCCGAAATCACCAAGGCTGGTGTTAGGAGAGATTTGAAGCTTAGATACACCTTCGCGTAGACTTTTGAAGGAGTCTATAAAGTTAGTATCTGACTGCGGTTGCTGAGGACCATTAGCGCCGACCACACTGCTCTTAAACAACGTGCTCTTAAGGTCCAACTCACCATTTGCGTAACGTTCACGATTAGCAGCGATATTGCGAAACATATTTGCAAAATCATCGCCAATAGCTGCCAAGGCAGTAGCAATAGGGCCACGCTGTTGGTTTGCCACGCGCCTAAAGAGAAGAATAGGGCTAGACAACCATGTAGAAACACGCGCAGTCCAACCAGCAGGAAGCACAACAGACGCGGCATCTTTCGCCAGTTTGCCTAGCACGCCCGCAAGTAGATTGCTACCCATAACGGTAAGATCTCGCAGCAGGCGAGCGCCGCCGTCTTTACCAAACATCGCAATCGCAATGAAAGGCAGAGAGGCTTCTACAGCTTCCACCATTCCAAACGCATCAGTCAGACCTAGCGACAGGATGCCAGCGGCAATAGCCGCAAACTTAGGCTCATCAATCAGATTCTTAGCAAGGCTGCTGGTAAACTTAACACGAGAGAGTTGCCCCAAAATAGGGCCACTGTAACCTTCAAGCAGTGCCGGAGCAATACCAGGTTTACGCCTCTTACCTTCTTTACCGTTACCAAACAGCGTCGTGTAGATATCAGAAAACTTCTTCCCCGAAAACTTGCTATATGCAATCGTAATTGCTGCAAGTGCTCCGATTACACTATTAGAGAAGATCGGGATAAGATTGCTTACAACATTCAGAGGCCCTTCCATAAATGGCAGAGCATCCAGGAAGATGCCACGAAGCATTGCAGGGATTGCGTGGCCGATAAGAGCGACACCTTCCATCGCACTCGCGAGCAACTTCTTAATAAACTCATTTGCGACTACGCCAGCAGCTTGCCCAATAGCTGGAGCTGCATTAGTCAATGCTCCACCAGTTGCTGAGTCTACAATAGACATCAGGTAGGAAGCAGCGAAGAATTTAATCGGAGTACTCTTAGAGCGAAGCAACACGAACGAAGCATACAATACGGAGCCAAAAGAAGACGCTAGATTCTTAGCAGTATTACCCCAATCGATGTCTTGGATAGTCAGCTTAAGGCTACGGAAGGTGCCACCGAAGCGTTGGCCAAATCCTTCGATTTTCTTGTATACGCTTTCAAATGCTGATTTTACAAGATCACCAAACTTTTCGATAGCTGACTGCGAATGGAATAGGTTCTTCGTGTAAGCATTAACGTCATCGATCGTGTCCGGCCAGAAGGAGTGTCCAACAACTTCATCCCAGATATTGTAGAAAACGTCTTTGATCGTCTTCCCAAAGTTAGAAACAATACGTTCCACCTTGGCAAGTCCACCACTGGCATAAGATTCAACCGTACGGATCATATTGATGAAGCTTTGCAGCCCATCACGCGCAGACGCCTTCAAACTATCAAAGATAGCACTGTAATCTACCTGCTGAAGTTGATGCACCAGCTCTGAGCCGACACCAGCAAACACCCCGACCAGAAAGGCAGGCAGAGTCTTGGCAACACCAACTAGGATGCTAACAATAGTCTTGCCGATCTTAGTGCCTATATCATCGGCGTTTGCCACATTATTGAGCAGTTTTCGGGCCACTGTAGCGAGTGTCTTAAGCGCTCCAATAACGCCATTAACCAGAGCTTCTCCCAACGCCTTGCCTGTTTCAAAGCTAAAAGCTGAAGAGAAGATATCTCGGATGGTCTTGAGGCCAATGTAGACATTTACAGCGGCCTTGTATGCAAAATTACTGAGATCTGGCAGAACAAGATCATTGAATGCTCGCTTGGCCATATCACCAATGAGACGCATATACTCAATAACGCGATCAAATCGGGTGTCTCGAATACGAACAAGTTTGTTGTCCATCAAGCCTAGCTGGATTAGCACATCCTGCAGAGGCCACACAGTAAACTCTTTAACCAGTCGTTCTTTTTCACGGATCAGGTACTGCACACGATCAATACGGATCAGGTGCCCATCAAAGGTATTATTAAGCCTAGTAAGGTTGTCGGCGAATTCCGAAATATCTTTAGACTTAAAAAGGCTGACCAAAGCTCTAGGCGCAAAGTTATCTCCAAGGAAACCTACAGACAGCGTTTCTTTAAGGCCTTCTAGTCCACGATTAAGCGGAAGAAGAGCTTTATATACAAATGTATCAGCATCATGCGCAGTCTTCGCAACGGTTGCACCGAAACTATCGCGGAAACGAACCATAGGTGCAATGATGACAGGCATACTACGCGCAATATTGCGAGCAATCAACTCCACGCTACGCGTCATCTGCACAGCAGAATCAGTGAGCGCTTCTACAGTCTTACGCGTGTCGCCTAGATCAAAGAATCCTCGATTGTCTTCCTTAGTAGGCTTCTTGATACGGCTGAACAGTCGTTGAATGATATTCTGTGGAACATCGATTTGATCTTGCGTCTTGAACAATTCGCGGATTTTATTCACCGCGTCCTTGGTCTGTGCCCGCATTTGGCTACGCAGCGACAAGGGATTGAAATCAAGGGCTAGCTGCCACTTAAGCCTAAACGAACGGAAGGCATCAAGTGACCTGATGTAATTGTCGAAAGCGCGCTGCGTAGTTGCAAGGCGGATAATGATCTTATCAGCACCAAAGCCTACATCATCTGCAATAGACGAAAATACCTTACCTAGAGACTGAGACGCGCCGAGGTAGGTATTGATATCACCAAAGAAGTAGCCAAAAGCCTGCGACATCTTGTTAAGACCAGCAGAGGCGGTAGTGGTCGTCTTTGTGAAGTCCTTATCAACACTTGCGGCCATCTTTTCAAGTTGCTGAACGAGGAGATCAGTAGTGATCTTACCGTTATTGGCAAACTGCCGAAGCTGGCCTACGCTGACATTAAGAGACTTAGCTAGTGCAATGCCCAGATAAGGCATTTGCTCCATGACTGAGTTAAATTCTTCGCCACGGAGAACACCGGAGGCGATCCCCTGGTTCAGCTGAGTAATAGCAGCAGCAATCGATTCTACAGAAGAACCTGAAAGTTGAGCACTCTGCTGGATCGTCTTATTCAGACGAATAATCTTTTCCTGGCTGGCACCCGTCTGCTCCAAAGATTTGCTGAGCGTAAAATACAGATCAGCATTATTCTTGAGTAAAGTGCGGGTATCTTGCGAAGTCTTAAACAAGGCTCGCTGCGACTGAGTAAGCTCTGCGGTACCTTGCGTTACGAGCTTTAAGCGATTTCGAATATTCTCGAGATCATCGCCAACACGCGCGAAGGCAGTAACACCACGGGTGGCAACAAATGCTGCTGCAACACCAATAATACTACCCTTCAACAGGTTCATATTGGCTACAAGTTTGTTAGTGTCACCGGCGACGGCGCGGAGGGAGGCCGTACCAGTGGTCCCAAAAGCGCGCAACTGACGGTTAGTGCGGTCAACCTCCTGACCCACTTTCTTAAATTGATCGCTGTCTACACCGTTTAGTGCAGTACTAGCTTTATTACCTCTAAGCACTAGATCTGCCAGCGACTTGTTAAGCTGCTTGAGATCAGACCGCGCTTTGTCAGAGCTGGTATCTACGTCAATAATAACGCCAGACATCAATTGATTCCTTTCAAAATTAAGCCCCTGCTAGGGCTTCCTAGCAGGGGCTCAGGCTATTGTTGCCTAACGATGGTTCCACTAGGGGTTATACCCACTTGTGATAACAGTGTCTTTTCAATAAAGTATGCTGGTGCTTGTTCTGACGAGCCGTTATTTAGAGGAATGACATGTTCCACATCATTCACAATATTACCGGCGTTGTCTCTTTGCCACCCATCGCGAGCTTCTCCAGTATCTACCGGAGTAGCCTCTTTAAGTGCTTCAATTGCCTTGTCGACGATCTTATCTTTTGCAAGCTCTATAAGCTTACTCAGATCTTTGTTAAGATCGCCTGTCAATCTGACTTTAACCTTCATAAGTCGATCTTGTCACCTCCTTGCGCCTTTATCATGGCCTGGAAGAAGAAAGAGCCCTTCAAGCTGTCCATAGGACTGTCAGTTTCACGTGTAGTTCGTTGGTATATCGCTTTGAGGCTGGGGAACAGCACCCAGGGCTTCTCTTTCACACCGGCGCTTTGAATAATCTTAGACGCACGGTCGTCTTCACGCCATCCTGGAGGACGACGTTCTAGGTAGTCATACCAGCCTAGCAGTTCATCATAAGGGATTTGTTCTACCTCATGTACAAACTTACCAAGCTGATACGCAATTTCATACAGCGAGATTTCAGCGTCAGTTAGGGTTACTTTCCCGCGTCTTCACCAATGCCGGAGTACTTCATAATAGCATTCGACAGGTCGCGGAGTTCATCCATCGGCCATTGTTCAAAATGCTCATCCTGAAGTTCGCTAGCGCCTTCGACGGCCCGGCGAATAACAGTACGGAGAATATCCAGACCGGCTTCTTCATCAGTTTCCAGGTTCTTTGCCTTTTCCTGGATCTCCTTGACTTCCGAAACGGTAAGCTTGAAGATAGTAACATCTTCGCCAAGGAACTTAACTCGCTTGGACATACGCTTGCCCAGGAGCGCCATGATGCCGGTGGTCTTGGTCTCAGTCATTTCTATTATCCCTTAAATTTAGCTGAATTAGTGCGCTGGTATTCATCCAGCCACTTTAGCATCCCGTGGAGGTGCGCAAGAGTTTCAAAAATCTCTGCCTGCTTGACAGGATCATTTTCAAACTCTGCCTTTCGTTCAAACGTCTTTCGGATGCTGATGTTGACGCTCTTACGAATATGCTTTGCCGTCGTTCGAAGGACGTATCCAATATCAAACGGACGGGATTCTTCCGTCTCTGACATAATTCTTCTTCTCTATATTGGCGGATCCGCTAGGGGTCGAACCTAGATTGCTGGATTTGGAGACCAGAGTCCTACCATTGGACGACGTACCCAAAAGTCACTCCCCGCCGTAACAGGGAGTGATATTTCGATTAGATCGTGTAAGCGCCGAAGAACGAACCCTGCAGGGTCATCGTCAGCGTAGCCGTGGTGGCATCAGTCAGCTGCGGATTAACCTGCAGAGCTTCGATCTTACCAACCCAGTAATACTGAGTATTAGGCACGGTACCAAGACCCGATGCAGTCGAAGCGTACTGAGCATTCGTAGTACCAGTCGGAGCCGTAGTCAGAAGCGTGAAGCGGAAAACACGCTGCACACCGTCACCAACCATACCGCCAAGAATGGTAGGCGTGCCCGACTTATCCCAGTCAGCAGGGACAAAGTTGAGAGTGATTTCCAGCGAGGGGGCATCAGCCTGACCCTGAATCTGCGAACTATTGCTCTGGCCATAAGCCGGAACGTTCACAACGTTAGCAGGGGTACCCATAGCAGGAAATTCGCGCACGTTCTTAATACGAACAAATGCACCAGTAGCCTTAGTACCACCGATATTCTGGATTTCAGTCGCAAACAGAGCCTGGAAGCCTGCAGACGAATTAAGGGCACTAAGAGCCGACGCGGTGAGTTCCGACGCCGGAGTGGCAACAGCAAGGTCCGAGAACATGCTGGCGCCGATTGCGGAAATATGAGCCATTCTTATTCTACTCCGAAGAGGTTAAAGGGTATCGTATATTGCGACCTTGCCAAACCTTGGTTATCTTTATCTTTTCCCATAGGAACTAGAGTGCTAATTAGCAGTTGCAAATTACCTACAGTTTTCGATTCAAGGTGTCGGTCTAGAATATCAGCGATCTCGAAAGCCCTCGCGGGACCTTGTCCGAAGGCTGTAAATATATCGATGATACAGATACCTGATGCGGAGTTACGATTTATACTCTTCCCAGAAGGTATAATTGTAACGCGGAGAAACTCTTCTCCAGTGTTTGTTGGAATAACATCATTAGGGAAAGTCTTTACAGACTCTGCAGCCCAGGCAGTGCTGCCAAAAACAGAGAAGATAGCTGACATAGCGTCAGAAAACCTGCTCATGCTTCCTTTTCCCTAAAAATGTTAAATACCCAGACCTTACCACTCTGTTTCAGCACATCACCAATTCGCCAGATATATCCATCTAGCTGCATAGTATCGTACAAGGAAAAAGAAACCACATCAGCTCCCTTCGCCATGAGTGTACGTGTAATCGTATTTGATTTAGTGACTTCTCCAGTAACTACAATCTTTAATACAAGCGGTGCTGCTGTTTGATTAGACAGCTGACCTGCATTAAAATCAAAGCTAGAAGAGGTACTCTTAACCAATGTAGCATCAACAGCCAGATCTTTGACTCTTTGAAAAGCCAAATTGATCTGGCGATCGATCATTGCGGAATAACCCATTTCACCACGCCCTCCAAACAGCTCGAGAGCCTCCATTGATAAGCAAAGGTCTAATAATCCGTCGTACATGCGAAGGAATCAGAGAGGGATTGCTGACTGACTTCAAGGTAATATTACCTAGCTGCAGATCATTTACCTCACCAGTGCTGTCCAGGAGGCCATCGTTATTTAGAAGGTGGTAAGCCAACTCAAACGTAGCCATAGAAATGCGATCAGGCGTTCCATTCATAGAAACAGCCCGACCGAGCCTTGGATCGAAATATGAGATTATACGAGGAAAGGCAAGTTTCTGAGTATCATCAGAGGCACAGCCCTCCCAGTTAAGCTGGTCGAGCGTAAGGGTTGCCGTTACCAGCGCCTTAGAACGAGTGTCTGCATCTGTAAGATCATCCCATGCGGCAGCATCTAGTCGAGTCTCGAAGTACTCAACAGCTTCCTCATAGGTGACGTTACAGTTGACGCCCTTAACCAGCGTAACCATGATTAGCTGTGGAAGACGGGCAGAATGCCGAGCGACAGGGCCGACGTAGTCTTACGCTGCCAGATACCCTTCACGTTCGCGATGTTAGCATCGACCATGTTAGCAACGGTACGAACCGTGCTGCCATCAAGGACCGAAGCATAGTCAGCGTCCGAAGGGAAAGCTTCTTCTGGGCCAGCCCAGGTGTAGCCAGCGGGGTGGATCACATAGCCCCAACGGTGCCAGATTTCCTTGGTACCCGAACCCTTATAAGCAGCCGCGCGAGCGTCCACTTCCACAGGCTCAGGGATATCCAGCTGTTCCATAGCAATAGCGCCAGGAAGCACCAGGAACGAGGTATACTGGCCAACGATATCAACGCCAGCACCGACATTGATCTTTGCAAGCTCTGCCGTAGTGAACGAGGTGTTAGCACGAGACAGAATCAGGCGGAACTTACCATTAAAGATGGTTTCAAATTCCAGCTGACCATCAACGATCTTATCTTGGTCAATCAGGTTAGCCGAACGAACGCTCGCCAGGATAGCCGGATTAATAACCCAATACATATAGTCGGGTTCGCAATCCTTGAAAGCCATACCAACAGCACGGAACATAGCTTCTGCACGCTGAGCGCCCTGAGCCGTGGTCGTAGCAGCACCAACCGGAGAGTTAGCACCAAGGTCCACATAGAAACCATAACGCTTATCAGTCGGATCGTTGAAGAACGTCTGGCCACCAAGGCCGGCCTGTCCAGTTGCGCTGGCAGCACCATTCAGAAGCTCGGCAACGGCAACACCCTTCAGAACAGCCATAAGCGCGTTATGTTCGTCCTGCGCATGATGCTCTGCAAAGCTCTTACCCATCTGGATCAAGTCGTCCTTCTGAGTAATAAGCTGCTTGAGATTAACCTTCTTTGCGCCCCACGTACGCACAGTCTTAATATACTGCGCCCAGTCGCTGGCAAAATCATTGTAGGAACCGTCAGTCGAGTCCGTGATAGAAGCAACGTTGATGACGGCATTCATCGGCTTGAACCAGCGCATCTGACCGACAAACGTTTCAGTGTTCTTGTCAATCTGAGGATTACCGCCTACAATGGCAGTGCTGGACAGCTTCTTAGCATTAGTGTAGGCCTCATCGCTGTAAGCAGCGAGAGTTTCCTGCAGGACGTAGTTGAGTGCGCCTGCCGGGATCGAGGGAGTCGGCATTTTTCAGAGATTCCTTGTTTAGCCCCTCGCAGGTTTACCTGCTAGGATGTTCGCAGCAATCTGATCAAAACCCATTTCAAAAATAGAACCAGGTTTATTTTCAGGTTTGCCGCTGGGTTTAATAGGCTGGCTACCTCCGCCGCTATTACGCTTAGGCTTGAGCAAGTATGAATTATCATCATGCTCCAGGAAAGCCTTCACATAATCCTCGACAGAACGACCATCCTTGGCCTTCCAAACGCCATCATCACCCTTGATAAGCTCAGAAGTGATTTCATTAACAGCAGCTTGCTTAGCCTTGGGAGTACGAAACTCTACGTCAACAGACGAGACAGCATCACGCACGTCACGATCACGAGACAGTCGAACGTTACTTTCGCGAAGGCTAGTAAGCTCCGACTCAAGAGCGGTCTTTTCGAGAGCGTAAGCTTCAGCAAGCTTACCTTCATCCCGCAGTCGGTTAGCCTCACGTTCACGTTCTGCCTTTTCAAGTGCAGCAGCCTTTTCTTCAGCCTGCTTTACGCGCGCATTCAGATCGTCCATCTTCTTCTTGAAATCGGCCTTGGCCTTATCAAGAGCCTTTTGAGAGTCAGACACGTCCTCAATAGGACTGCCATCTTCGTTCTTGGTCGGATCATAGTCGGGGTTGTCGATCATCTGACCTTCGTTTTCAGGATCAGGGATCTGCTTTGGATTCACTAGCATTCAATATTCCTCTGAGCACAGCTCACTACTTAAGCAACAGTACAACTGTCACTTGAATGGAATGGCGGAAAGGCCACGCTTGAGCACTGCTTTCTACGTGACCCTACCGGGTTAATTTAACGGGCTCGACTTTACCCTACACCGTACCAACCATAGTTATTTTCAAAGTCATACGGTACTTCTTCAAGCACTTGCTCTTGTGTTAGGATATCGTCTTCTGTAAGTACCTTACCACCAATCACAGACCTTCCTGCGACAGGCACTAGCCCTTTATCAATAGCGTCATTCAACAGCTGATCATAAATATCTTGAGGCAGACCTCTGTTTTTCATCTCATCCAGCGTCATAATGATAGGATTTTTATCCATAACCTTAGCGTAGATTTGGCGAAGAGCAGATCTGCCAGGAAGCATATCGGCAATATTAGTAAAGAAAGCGTCATGTACAGTGGAGGTAGCTACATTGTTAGCTTTACCCCAAAGATGAAACCGCTTAACAATGACAGCATCATTTGAATGGTTTGCATTAACACCAAAAGCAGTGCCGGCTTTGATGGGATTAGCGATGTCATTGATAGTGCCCGACTTATTAAGTACTTGATCCCACCAGCTCGCTGCTGTCTTTTGTGGAATCATAAGGATATTAGTTTGCCAATTACCATCTTTATCTTTGTAAACTAAACGTTCTTCAAATGTTTGCGTGAAGGACTGATTGATTACCTTTCCATCAAAGTTGACAGAGGGTACATAAGTCCAGCTCTTCGGCAAATCATTCATGTTGGTGTACAGTAGCGTGATTTCAGAAGCCTTTTCAACATCCTTGAAACCAGTCACACCAAACTTTGAGGCGATATCTGCGATTGGTACGCCACCAACGCTAAGATCTAGCTTAAACAACTTTCGTCCTAGGGCACGTTCGCCTGGCTTTTCAACACCAAGGATTAGGTCTGCTAACCCACTTTCAGGCTTCCAATCAGTAAAGACCCGCTGCAGCAGTTCTGCTGTAACAGTGGTGTTTGGTGGAAGCCCTAAGTAACGCGCAAGCTCTTTACCGATAGGACCACGTCCTGGGCCTTTACGTTCACGCCCTGTCAGTGCGTATGAGGCAATTTTCTTCCAATTCAAACTGCTGTCTGATGGCTTGGCATTTGCTAGAAAGGCTTGAGCCATGCGTCTGAAGAAGGGACTAAACTCCTTTAGGATAGGCACTTGCTCATTCAGATGGTCTGACATGATTCGGGCTACAGCTTCGAAGTCTTTAGGCGTCACGATTTCATCATACGCTTGAGACATCTTCTCTACTAGCTCGCGTGTTTTAGGCTCCAGGAACCAGAGTTCTGCCATGATTTCGTCGCCAGGTTGCTGACCTTTATTGAAGACATCTACAATATCCTTACGTAATTCGGCAAGCATGTCAGCGCCTTCTGGATCGTATCGAAGCAGACGTGCCCTCCTGGCATCAATCTCATTCAATACGGTCTGACGTTCTCCGGATGTAACCACAAGAGTATTATCACGTTTACCGAGTACCTTACCAAGCTTTCCTTCTACATTCATGATGCCAGTTCTTTCACCAGCGCCGTAAAAGGTCACCATATTTTGGGCTTTAGCTGCTTTTTGCAGATCTTTAAGCTTCAACCCCAATCGTTCATTTAGGGTCTTAAAGCGAGGATCATTATAAGTAGCTGCAGCAATTTCGTCGTATAGACGTCGCTTTTGGCTAGTCGGAACCACGTTAGACAGTGACGCCAGTGCTCTGTTTCTAGTTGTAAGTGCAATAATCTGGGCACCCGACGATGATGCGTCCTGCTCCATAGCAAGGCCAGTCATTAGGTTATCTAGCGTTCCGCCACTTGTTACATGGTTCTCTATTTTAGCTGCTTCAATTGCAAAACGAAAGAACTTACCTAGCTCTTCACCTTCAACTTCGGCAACAATATCGCTTTCTAGGATTGCCCTAATATCTGCAGGCCTAGCAGACAACATCTGTTTACCAATGTTTACAAGATCTGGCCACCACTTCTCAGCGATGCGTTGCCTACCTCTGAACGTCAGACTATCATAATTACCCTCAAAGAAATCAGCTAGACCACCTAGAAAGCTTCCTATCTGATCTGTGAAGGCATCATACCCTGCTTTTCCCATTGGTTTTAGTGCAGCTGTGTTGAGGAAAGGGCGAAAGCTTTCACCACTCTGCGCTGAGATATAGCCACGATCGTAGACACGACCACGGTGGTCTACAAACGGCAGATTAGTGAACGTTTTACCGCGCAGCCATTGCATTGCTTTAAAACGTTCATAAGCATCGCCGCGAGAGGTAATATACTTACGATAATGATTAAGATCGTCATACTTCTTTGAATTACCTCTATCATCCTTAAAGTATAGAAGCTTTTCAATGAAGTTATGGAAATCTGAATCAACTGTGTACGCGGCTTTACCAGCCCAATTGAGGGCATCAGCCAAATCTTTATCTACAAAGTCACGAGTAACTTCTGAAGAAGTAATTGACTGGCGAGTGTTGTACCAGAGGCCGTTTCTTTTAGTGTAGTATGTGGTATAGCCAGGGCGAATCACCAGACCATTGTCAAAGGTGGCCGGAATACGCATACCAACTTCAATTTTACGCTCCAAAAGGCCATACTCGATTAGCCGAGGATCCAGCAGCCGGATGTAGTAAGAGACAGTATCATAGTACGGACCGAAGTATCTACCAGAGACGCTAGAACGCATTCTACGCTTTTGAACACCGAATGTATCAATGTCAAACAAATGTCCGGCCTTGCGCTCCAACAGCTTAACACCCAGCTCGTACCAATCGCGACGATTGCCATTAAGATTTGCTGTATTATAAAGGCTTCTGCCTAGGTAAACAGCCAGAGCATCTCTATCGCTGCCCTCTCGAACCAATCTATGAGCAAACTGCTGATAAAATGATTGAAGCTGCGCATCAGATAGACGACGCTTGATCTTCAGTGGAATGCCGGGATCGAAGAAGCCTCGCAGCTCGTTTGCAATTGTAGGAGCAACACGGTCTTCCCACTTGTTACGTGCAACAATATTATCAACTAGCCCTTTTTGGAGTTCATCAAGCTGAGTTCGACCTAGAACAGGGTCAATATACTCATCTTCCAGAAGCTTCTTAAGAACATCTTTATCACGGCGCAGCTGTGTTTCGATAGCATCCGAGATATTCATTACATCGAATTTCATCTGGCTATTTAAAACAGCTTTAAGGTTGCCCCAGGGCTGCCCATTCTGCCGAAAGCGGCCAATGACAATACGAAGGTTATCAGCAATAACAGAGCGCTCATTCATACCCATCTTCATTGACAGGTCATCCATGACTTGCTTAATAAAAGCTTTATCTTGGTCTTTTAGAAGATCACTGTCATCCACACGGCGCAAGGCACCTGCGTAGACATCGCCGTTAGGCTGATAAATACGAACGTCATCGTATCTCTGTGTTAGAGGATTGAAGCGAAGCTGTTCTTCCTTTGGCGGTGTTGAAAGAACTCTATTGCGAGTCAATCGCTTATTACCAAGGTTGATACCACGGTAGGAAGTAAACGAAAGATTACCGTTGAGGTCACCTGCTTGAAGGAGGTAGTAATCTACCAGCGTCTTGCGGATATCCTGCAGCTCCTCAGGTCTAGCAGCACCGAGTTGCATCGCGTCCAGACGTTGTTTTGCATCAGCAAATTTACGAGTATCACCAGGTACTACGTAATCGGCATCAGTAAGCTGTCGAAGCTCCTTAATACCAATATTATTACCCTTAGCATTAGTGAATTGGTCAACGGTCAATTCACCACTATTCAACATCTCAACTTTCTTATACTCGCCAAGATGCCTCAATTGAACAGCTACGGGTTGCCTTTTGAGCCAGTCATTGTAGCTTTCCCGTAACGGCGTCTGACCATCGTAGAACTTTTTCTGTGCTTCTGTGAGCCCTTGTAGGTTTCTCCTACGGACTTCTGCGACGCTTTCCAGATTCGCGACATCTGACCAACTTTTGAAGACAGGTATGGAAGTAGAGCGACAATTCCAATGAGCTGGAGGAAGATGCTCCACATCACCGACCGGGTAGATTGTTCCATCACGATGGGCACACAAGGGAGTAGTACGGCTGTCCAAAACAGCAACGTATTGCCAACCTTGGATTGCTTTTTCGTTAGCTTTATAGACTTCATGATCAGCCTGATTATGGACAGACGTGATTGACGTTGTTACCAGCGTCTGTGATTGTTGCTTTGTAATGCTGTGAAGGTTGCCTTTACGAACAGCCAGAGCAATGTCTTGCATGCTATCACCATTAGCGATGCCACGGCGAATGATTTGCTCAATACGCTTGCGTTCATTTACAGAGACGCCCAACCAGCCTTGCTCTAGAGTCTTATCTGCGTAAAGAGGACGTTCAAGTACAACTTCTTCAGCCACACGTCTAGTCGGCCTCTGTGTGCGCCAAATCTTGCCCATCACGTTTTCTACGTTTTGATAAGCAAACGATACTTGGTCATTGAATAGATCTAAAAGCGAGCGACGCATGGTAGAATGGACTTCAGTAAAGGTATCCTGTAGCTCCTGATCTACAGCCTCTCTAAGACGTGCTAAGCCTTTGTCACTTTTCTCTGCGTCTACTACAAGCTTATCCAGACGAACAGCGTGGCCGTCAAGTACCAGTTCTACTTTACCCTGGACACGTCGTTCGTATAAGCGGATCATAGCCGCTCTATCAATAACCTTGTCATAAAGTTCAGTATTAGCATTGACGGCCTTCATTATCATTCCTTATTAGCTAAGCAGTAAGCTTCCAACGGCCAAACTTTTCGCAAAGCGTCTTCACGTGCAAACTTCTCGCCCAATTCCTTATTGTAATTAACCGGGTCTACACAAGCACTTTCACCTACAATTTTAAAACCATTACGCAGTTTCAAAATACAAATGGTAAGCGTTTCATCGTAAAAGAATTTAGTATCTACGATTAGCGCAGTAATATCATCTAGCGTGATACGCTTGGACGTCTTAGCAACAGCCGCTGCGAGTTGATCACTCTGTTCAATACTCATTTAGTACTCCGGCTCTGGAATATGAAAGCCAATCTTTTGTTTCTCTTCTTTTACATCCTTGACTGTTTTATAGCCAAGGCTTTTCATACAGAATTTCACAAAGCTATCCAAAAGATAAGCTTGAGCTTCGTGGCTAGGCTTTCGTTCACCAGCATACTCAAAGGTATTTTGGACAGCATGCATGCATTCATGTGCGATGACAGAGGCAGGACAGACATCTTCGTCATCCTGCATGTTTTCGGGGAATACCATGAGAACCCAGAAAGCCGTTTCGCTTTCCATAGAGATAGTGACAGCGTAGCCACCATCAGGATCAATATAGGGCATTCCTTTACGCTTACAAAAGCGTTTGAGCGCTGCCTCATTGTCTACCACTGCAATATTAACAGGGTAAGGACGGGCTTTCATCTCTGCCACACGCTTCATCATTATTTTATGCCTTTAATTTTGCCTTCATCTGCTGGGCAAAGTTGGATTGCTGGGCTGCATGCTGCTCACGAGCAGATACAACAGTCTCGTCTGCATTGATCTCCTTCTGAGCTTCGTCATCATCAAAGTCAGGAGGAAGCATATCATTTTGCTTGAGGATAAGAAGCCAAGCACTACGAGGGATAAGCGCATTCTGATACCATTCAGTGGCCAGCCGAAGCCAGTCAGCACCTTGTGGAATTGGATTGAAATCAGAAGAAAGTTCAAATTCCATATCAGCGGGATCAATTTCAAGCGCATACCGCCAGTTAATCATAAAGCAGATAATCTGCCGTAGAGTATTTGAAACCTTAGTATTCAAAGAACCTAGTTGTGCAGTTTGAGCTGCATTACGTAACTCCAGCGCGACACCCGACTGATTTCCAGTCTCAGGCGCCAGCATCCGAACACCCAGCTTAGCGATTTCTTCGTAGCCTGCTGCAATTGCATTCTCCATATGTTCCAAGGCATCTGCAGGCGCCTTTAGAATATCTGCCTTATCTTCAGAGTTAGGCAAATGGATCCAGCTACCTAAACCTCCTTCTACAACTTCCTCAAACTTATCATCAGACATGCTGGAAGAGAGAACCGGAGTATAAGTAGCTGCGCCGTACATCAAGTGGTTACGACGACTGATCTTATTGTAGAGGGCAATTTCCTTATCTACAATCGCAGTCAACATTGGCTCCTGGCCTTCAATAGAACCATTGAGAGGCCACGCGGGGATCATCGTCAGCGGCTTATCGTGAACTAACACAGGAATTGTGTCGATTAGTTTATAAATAGGATTGTTGGTATTATTGATCTGCTTGTCACCGCCAACGTATGTGACACTGTCAGTAGCTTCGTCTACTTCAAAGACACGAATTTGGTAAGTACCAGCAGAGCTAAGCTCATGCACCCAGATAGTAGGAACCATCTTAGGGTGGAATTCGTACTGGTCCTCGTCGTAACGTTCAGTCCAACCCTTCACAACCACGCGGTCTAGGATGGTCTTACCTGCAGAGTCTGTACGAGTGCGAGTATTGATGATGCTCTCTGCCTGATAAAGCACAGGGTAGGGCTTTGCAGTGGCGTCTACTTCTTCATCTTCAGGTACAACAGGGTAGTCAACAAACACCCATGCCGCGCTGGTCTGCACTTCCTCCCAGAGAGCTTCGTCCATAAAGGCAGTTAGAGCAGAATCGTCCTTACCAAACTCATGTAGAATCCAGTGGTATGCCTCTTTAGGAACACTATCTGGAAACTTGATAGTAGGTTGCTTACGCAGCAGACCGCCTACGAGCGTCTTAGAGAACTGTGCAGTGATCCCAGGCAACTCTGCCTCTGCCTTATAAAAGGCATATTGACGAGCAGTCATAGACGGAGAGAAAGGAATGAGCAAATTCGTGAAGTTAACGACATCCAATGTATCATCGAAATCTTTTACGAATTGCTCACCTTTACAGACAGCCCTACTCTTTGCGCGAAGATACGAGAAGCTCTCATAAGCAGCAGAAGGATCAGCCACCGTCTTGACAGGCGTGGTTGCTGTATTAGCAACAGTAGTGGCACGAGACTTTATGGGCGCTGCCGCCAGCCTTTCGAAAGTGGCTTCATCCATTTTAAGCCCTCAGAGCAGCGTTAAATTCAGCGATAGTGCCCTCAAAACGTTCCTTAGAACCGAAAGCTTCTGCCACGATAAGATCGTCTTCTACAGAAGTGATGCTCCAGTTAGAAGGGCAGCGCTCGACAAGCTTAACTTCAGGGGTGCTAAGCTCAATATCAAGAGGATTAGTACCAATATTCAAATCAGCCATTTAAATTCCTTATGAATCAGGTTGCATACAAGCCAGATGCCCTGGCCCACGAACCCAAATATTGTTTGCAGTTCCTACTGCTACATTTCCAGCATCAATAGAAACACCGTCTAGGGGTGTAGGCTTACTACCGCCAAAGTAGATGAAAATCGATTTATCAGAACGATTTTGCATAAGTACTTTAGTACCAGACAAAGCTGGCACCACCGTAGTGATGTCCAGCCAGTCAGAGGTGAGCCTAATGGTAGGGAAGCTGGTAGCCATTAGCTAAAGCGCGAAGGATTCTGTGTAATATCAGCTATAATAAGATCAGTGATAGTCTTAGAGCCGGCGACGGTCAGATCCCACAGCCACAGACGGCCAACAGCACCCTTAGCATCAGTGTTGTTGCCATAGGCACCAATGTACGGTGCACTGCCTGAAGGAACAACCAGGGAACCAGACCAGGTCTGCGCTGTCGAGGTATACACAAGAATACCATCAATATACACTTTAATCTGGAAAGTGTTTGAGGTATTCGCATACATTTCAAAAGCGTAATGATGCACAAGCCCATCCGTAGGAATTACGGACTTAATATCCACCACGGCGCCGTTCATTGACAGGTAGATATTATTTGCCAGGCCGGTAGCCTTATCATAGAGCGCGCGGAGACCATACTGTGCATTAGAACCATTCGTCTGCGACCACCCAAACAGGGATGCATAGGTTGTGCCAGTGCCATTAATGGTAAACCCACTCAGCGGCACTTTCATAAAGCCACCAATAGCAAAGTGAGAGCAGGTAGATGGCAACTTCCATTCAGTACCTAGGGCAACCTGCGTAGCTGCGCCACTGATAATAAGCATCCCGCCAGACCAGGCAGGGGTTCCGGCAACAATAGCTACGTTACCACTGCGCCTGTAATTACGCATATTAGTATTAGCAGCCACAGGAGTCGCCATCGCGGCATAGCCCCACTTGTGGTTAAAATCAAGAAGACTAATACAGCCTGGATCGATAAGCTGATCACGGTAGAGAATACCAACATCAGTTCGACCCGTAGAAATTCCAACTTGTTCAATAATAGCAGGCATTATTTATCCCATCCTCTGCTCTGAACTGCAGCATACAGAGCATTAGCTTCAATTGTATTACCTGCACTGTTAGGGTGCAAGAAGTCAATTACAGTGTTATCTGAATCTTTCACACGAAGTGAGCGTGGCGTAATACCATTTGCGATGTCAGCAAGGTCTCCAGCGGAGCCATCCCCACCATTCTGCAATGGCCCATTAAAATCTACCCAATTATTAGGCCAACGTGCTTTGATAGCATTATTCGTGAAGTCAATAACTGCACGATTAGCAGTGCCAATTTCATCACCTTCGCCATAGAGACAAAGCGGAATCAGGAATCGTTTAGTAAGCGGTGTTTGCTGAGCAATTTGAAGTGCAATATTCTCAATAACGTCGTCTGTCTTATGCACATTATTACGAACAGGCCAGATGATTGCTAGAGCATCCTGGCGATACATAACAATACTACCAGTACCTGCGCCTAGCGGATAGAAACGGGTGCCTGCAGGTACTGTAACGTCGGTACCACCTGCGTCTTGCGTCAGGTAGTAGACAGAATCATCGCCCGCCTTTGTAAGAGTAGCATAAGGTCCTGAAGTGCCAACACGCCCATAGATCTTCAGATTAGGAAGGCCAGGTGTAATTGGATTTTCAGTAATTACTGTAACAGTTGCAGCACCGCTTGCAGGCAGCAAATTAGAAGCCAAGGTAATATAGAACGGGCGTGCACCCACACGGGACGCAATCTGACGACCATCTTGTCCATTTACACCAAATCCATTTGCAGGCCAACCCAGGAGAACCCCAAGCTTATACCAGTAGCTATTAGCGGCAATACCGCTAACATACGTCAAACTGTCACCACGAGCATCAATTGCACGGCTGGGGATGACAGGCACTTCTAGCGTTAGACCTGTAACGTTCCTTGCAAAGAGATTTGCAGGTGGGCCATTGCTGCGCGTTGACTTGTAAATCGCATAACCATCAGTACGAATACCAACAGCCGTATGGTTAGAACCTGCCGGAGACAGCTTAACCATTTTACCAGATGCGCGCTCGATGGAATACACCATAGTATTAGTGCCATCTGAGATTTCAGCAAGCTCGTATAGCTTATCAGCGTCGACAGCTGCCGTTACTGTAGCAACAGGCTGTGGAGATATAATACGAAAATCAAGGTCAACTACAGCCTCACTTAAACCGCTGCGTTCATATTCATACACATCGAGTAGTGCAATAGAAACGCCATTCGCAGAAAGACCAGTAGCAATCACGGGTGCCGCAGCAGGAACTGCTTTGGTAGCGCCTGCAAGAATCCTATAATCAGCGTCGATGACAGCATATACATAGCCGCTGCGTTCATATTCCTCAGGCAGCATGGAAAGGCCTAGGGCGGCAACAACGTCAGCGCCGGAAACGATAGGTGTAGGTGTAGCCTTAGTTGCCCCAGCGAGAATCCTATAGTCAGCGTCAATAATAGCGTACGCATACCCACTACGCTCATACTCGCCCTGTGTGTCCACACCTAGCGTTGCAATTGCAGCACGCTCGTCGGCGGTCATGATTTTTGCAGTGGAAGTCTCTGTAAGAGTAGAGATAGGTGCGTTTGGCTGGACAGAGCCTTCAACAGCGTTCTTAAGGTTAGTAAGGTTATTATCCATTTCCGAGTTAGTAAGAGGAGCTCCCTTACCAGCACGGGTTACAAGTGTAACAGCCATTAGGTATATCTCACTATAAAGTCGCTAGCAAAATAATCACCGACGACATAATTAAGGGCACCCGCCAGAATAGGTGTCGGAAACCATAGTGAGCTGTCCATCTTGACATTCACACCATCTTGGCTTACCTTAGCAATCACAGACGGTATGGTAATGTCAACGGACACGTTAGGCCCGGTGATGGTCACATTTCTATCAGGCATCGGGCACTACAGCGGTAGGACTAAACAGCATTTCAATGACGCCCCTGACCGGCTTCCATGTGTGCGCAAAGCCAGCAGTTACTTCCGTGACACGCAACTCAAAGAAGCCATAAACAGGGCTACCTACCGTAGGTTGCACAGTATAGTTTGCCCCAAGCGAGTCAGGAAATTGCACATAGATTTTGTTTAGTGTAGTTACACGCCAATAAGGATCTTGGTCCGGCGTCGTATTGCTAGAGCGATTTACACCAGCGATAAGCTCATAGTACACAGTACCATAAGAAATCACGTCACCGGCAGTATAACCAGTTGCGCTACTCCAGGCGCTCTTGTAAGAAGGCAGTCGTACTACTAGCTTTGACTGTACACCCGAAGGGCGAATAGCCGATGGGGTATCAGTCTGACCTTCAACATTTAGAGCTTCCACAACAACAGCTTCGTAAACAAGCCCCTGAGAAGCATCTGCAACAAATGATAGCGTAATAGGGAATTCCAGCTGTTCGCCCATAACCATGGACCACAAGATGCTGCCACCATCGCTAATAAGATCGGACTTTACATCCGTAAGTTTGGAGCGTGCCATTAGGCCTCCTTAAAGTGGTAGAGATAATTGACGATGTTTAAGGCTTTCTAGATAATTATACACCAACTCAAAAAGAAGTTGTACAATTGGCGCCGACACCTTTATAGTACGCCCGTTTGCCAATTGCAGTGTATGATTCCAGCTAGCATCCTTCCCGTAGCATGCAATAGTGGCCATGCAAAGGTCTATGAGACCATCTTTGTTAATAGACAGCGGCCCATAAGGGCTGTCGTAAATCCCCTCTGGATTTTCTTCCAGAAGCGCGCTGATCTTTTGCACGTTATCACCTCCGTTCAATACGTTCGGAGATCTTATCCAGTTTAATGTTGAAGTCCGAGAAGATCTCCTTCAGCTCGACCTTCGTAACATACTGCTTTGCTAGGAGAAGCTCCAGGTTACCTACACGATCGAGACGATTGAGCAGTTCCCTATGCTTCTCATCAATGTCTGACTTAGGCATATAAGTCTCTGTCACCCTCAATTTAAAGGCATCAAAGTCCTTTCTATGCTCCTTACTATCAGCCCAAATGGTTTTCATCCACCAGCCGCCTGCGGTCGCAACCAGAGACAGTACAGCTAGCAGGATTTGCTCAGTGCTCATTAGAAGTTGAACCCTCTTGCCGTTGCCTTGCGTGCTACCCTGATTGGGTGTAGATACTCTGTAGCGTAACGAACGCCATCAGAGAAGTGTTCTACACCATCCTTCTTGTCGATGGTGGCAGTATTGGGGTTATTATCCACCCACTTAGTCCGCTCCATAGAGAGGATAAGGTTAGGACACTTAATAGGATCAAATAGCATACCTCCATGATGAAGCATGCCGTTGACAGCATTGACGCTGTCCACCATGGATGGTGCTTTATTGTGTGCCAAGCAGCGAATACCATGGCTTTCCAGAATGGCAAAGTCAGTACGCCCAACCATAGCAGAAGTCTTGCGAGCTCTACCAGAAGGGTCTGGATAAGCAAAGATACGCCGCTTGCCGTTGTCGTAGCGCCCTTTGATTGCTACAGCCAACTGTTCTGTATCAGGATGTCCCATGAACTCATCAAGCCATTGCATCTGTTTGCCGCGATGCGCAAAGACACCAGAGGCTTGTATCAAATTGTTCAGTAGATGGCGTTAACATCTACCCGACTATTGGAGAAGATATGTAGCAGCTTGTGCTAGATTATAGATACTGTCTTTAAAAGCCCCTAATCCTGTGTTGCAGTGTCCACATAAAATACCACGGATGGTACCAGTTGTATGACAATGATCAACAACAGCAGCGTCGCCTGTATTATCCTGCCGACCTGCTCTAAAATGTACAGGATTACGACATATTGCGCAGCAACCGTCTTGCTGTTCTAAAATTGCATCGCGTTCATGAAGCTCTATCCCAAATTTACGGCGATAGTACCACTCAGCTTGCTTTTCCTTAGCGCATTGCTTGCAATAAGTCTGTCGGCCATCAGCACGTCTAGCGTGAGGGCCGAAATATTCGTAAGGCTTTTTAATTTTACAGTAAGTACAAATTTTCAATTTATATCTCCAAAGTCCGCTATATGTTACCATATAGATCAGACTATATCATCAGTTGCCTTTAGTGACTATTTCTCAAGTCCAGCACTGCCTGGCGCTTCCGTTACACTTGTAACGTACTCCCCTGCGGGATAGTCGTTGCACCTTCCTCTTACGAGGCTTGGCTCAGAGTTGTCCCATAAGGATATTCTCTGAATTCACCAGGTTTAGTATGTGGGCATACAGTTCACCCACGTTAAAGTCGATAGCTACATGCACATCCTCGTGTTCTCCCAGAGGCTCTAGCGTCTTGTTATGCTTAGCGCGTTCATAGGAGTAGAACACCATATTACCAGAGTCCATGAAGGACGCCATATATTCCGCAGCAAAGGCCCGTGGATCCATAGTACTCTTCAGCGCTACGATTTCTTCTGGGTCTAGAAAAGGAGAACCAGTATAGTCATAATGATAAGAGTTCCAGGTAGGGTCTTTCTCGTGGAAATGATGAAGCTCATGAAAGAAATCATAGCCATTAGGTGTAGAAGCAAAGACAGCACGACCAGGACTTCTAGCACCATAGCGACGTGCGTTTGCAGGAGACCAGCGGGTGCTGATGCAGGGTCGTACAATAGACTCCCAAGCAGCTTTTGCGCCAATACCCTTAGTGCAGGTGGTGACTTCGTCCCAGCCAACGAAATAATAGCCCTTACCGCGCATACGCTGTACTGCTTCAAAAGACAGCAGGCGAAGTTCTACATTATTTGGGAGGACAAAGCGGCCTTCATCTTGGCTCGCCTTAATGGCAATTTCTTCCAGCCCCATATCCTGAGCCAGGATAGGGTAAAAGATGTCTGTAACCTGATCGTATGTCGGGGCAATAATACCTACACGTTTGTTAGGAACGTTTCTAGGTAACGCCATAAGCTCATGCACTGCAGTTGCAGCACAGGCAGAGAGGAAGTATGATTTACCCCAGCCACGAGCACAGCATACAGACACAAAGCGGTGAGCTTGATCAATAAAGAGATCTTCGTAAGCATCGCTCTGCCCGTAGTGGAGATCAATCACACCTGCAACTCCAAAGGGCAAGCTTCTTGGCCAGTACAATTACAGCGTTTACAAAACCAATAAGTGGGAAGCCATCGACACAGAAAGGTGCCTGGATTAATCACCACAAAGCAACTCCTTAATTTCGCGCTCGATACGCTCTTTCTGCTTGCGCAGCAGCGTGAGGCGGTCCATGAGACCATTACAAGGAGCTGCCAAGCATTCATCCGTAGCGTCACAATGGCGGCAGACATAGTCAGTAGTTAGAGAAATATCAGATACATCCACTACTACGTGTGATTTATGGATCATACAGGGATCCTTGCCAGCGCAAGAGCCAGTGTGCGACAGGCGGATGGCGGAAGAGGAAGCTGCACAGTGATGCCTTCACCACGAACAGTAGCTGTAATAGCACCCTCATCATCTTCATTTACAGAGATATAGTCAGGGCATGATGTATTGGACATATCAGTCCAAGCTGCGAGATTCTTCATCAACAGTATTCCCATCAGTGTGATAAACTTCACCCTTTTTACGGGTGTTGATAATAAGCGGCGGAATAGAAGCCGTTTCCAGCACATTAGTTTCAGGTACACGACCATAGCCATAACGCAACAGCTGTTCTGCGATCTTAATCTTTTGTTCAGTAAGCTTGATATAAAGCTCTGGCTTCCAGATGATCACACGACCAGTGTTGGGATTGAGTTCTACAGTAACACCATCACGAAGATCCTCTTCGCGCTTAATAGCGGCGGACAGTCGATGATGCTCAGTAACCAATTCACCAATGGGGTCATAACGAAGTTGTCTCAGTCGATCCTTAGAGCGCTCAGATCCTGCGTGGTAGCGACGTCCATCATAGAGTTCACCATCACGAACAGGAGGCTGCTCAATGACTGCATTCTTAAGTGACATTATTTCTCCTCTCGGACACTAAGGCAGCTGCAAAATATCAAGCTGTGCCTGTGTGACCCATCATTAAGCTAACGGTTTCGTGATTATCCCTTTGCACACCTATCTTGTACGCTGCCAGAAAACGTTTGTAAATCAACGCTCTCGACGCCCGGCTAAAGGTACACAGGAGGAACACTCCTATAGGGGTAAGGGTATAGGGTATAATATAGGGTCTATCATCTATCATCCTCTACCCTTATACTCCCAATCTTGTTACCTAACGGTAACGGAGGACGTAAATATCATTAATTTAACGGGTTGAGCCTCGGATTATTGCCTATAAAGCTTAAAAAAAAAAATAAATAAGCCGCCCCTCAGGGAGCATTAACCCTACAGCCCTAAGGCCATAAGATCAATGCTCCCTGAGGGGCGTGTCAAATTGGTTCTTCAATAGCTACAGCGATTACTTGCAACGGTAGATCACGATTGACTGTATACCGCATACGGCTCGTGGCTGGCCCGGTCGTACGATAGAATTGAGCATTTTCAAATGTGCTCCATCCTCCACGATGATGCGTGTAAAGTCCTGTTTCTCTATCTTTAATAACGTATAATTTCATCAGCAATATCCGTCTCGTAAAGTGTCTCAAATTGTTTGCCGGGAATCACTTTCAAAATACCTACATCATTATAAGTAATATAATCACCTACCTTGATCCGGGAGGATTCTACACGCCATCCGTCATGAAATGAAATACGCCCACTAGTGATTGCCTTCTGCAGCCATTGTGGCGATTCACTGAAACAAAGCGCCCATGTTCATAGTCTATAGAAACAAATTTAACAGCTTCAACAGGCTTACACCTATACTTCATTAGCTTAGCTCTTTAATACGACGCTTCACAAAAGCCAGTCGGACAATATCCAGATGCTGTGTTTGTCCCTCTTGTGCGGCTTGGTAGGCTGTACTCCCGAAAGGAAATAAACTTTCACCTGCGTGTATTTCTAGATCTACCTCTACTGAGCAGTTGCCCCAAGTCTTTGCATTTTCGCAAAGACCACAACGTTTCATAGTCTCTTCATAAGGAACCGTGTAACCGGCGGCAAGGGCTTCAGCTAGATCTAGCCATTCTTTATAGAAGTCAAGGAGGTCCATCGGTCAATTCCTTAATACGGCGCTCAACAAAATCAATCCTATTTGGATTTATATTTTGTGTGCCATAATACCAGTCGTACTTGTACGCAACCTCTCCAAAAGGGTATATTTGATCACCAAAATGATATTTGATGTCTGCTAGCACAGTAGCACCACAACCCATTTCTTCTGCATTAATACAAAGGCCAGCCGCCCTGACTGCATACGAAGGATTTTTGCTGTTAGCGTCCGCCAACCATGCTTCATAAAACTTAAGTAGCTCGAGCTCTGTTATACGTTTCCTAACAAAAGTTAAACGTTGACAATCTAGATGTTGAGTCCTTCTCGCATGATGATAATTATATCTAGTTTCACCGAAAGGATACTCTGGATCTTTTGTATGAGCAGCTAGATCATCGTATAGAGCATCGCTGCAGTTTCCCCAAACCTGCGCATTACTGCACAAACCATAATCTTCTAAGAAAAGCGAGTAAGGCACCGCTATACCGCTAGCGAGCGCTGTTGCGCGCTCAAGCCATGTTTTGTAAAACTCAAGCAAGTTCATTGAGTTGTTCCCTCACCCACGCAAGACGCTTCGGATTTCTATGAGCAAATCCACCAATGGTTTCTCGTAGGTAATCATAACCGCTTTCGTTGAAAGGATAGGTCTCTTTGAACTTAGGCATAGCCTTAAATACCTCAGGCGCGTACCTGGCGGCAACAAAGCACAAACCGCCGTGCTTTATATTTTCTTTGAAGCTCTCAGGGTAACTTGCATCACCCTCAGCGGCTGCTAAGTAATCTTTAAAGAATTCACGAAGCATATAGGCTCTCCAATTTACAGCGGACCCAATCGAGCCGCGTTTGGTTCAAATGCTGTGTTTCTTTTGCCTTTGCGCGCATATACTCATGCATATCGTCATGAAAAGGTGCCGCCGTGGTGATATCTAGATTTGCGAGCACATCAGGCCCGCCGTAGGTTTCGGCATTCATGCAGAGGCCACAGGTTCGCATCGTGCGTAGCCGCTCTTTAATAATCTTTGAGACATCACCACTATTCGCCATAGCCATTGCAATTTCGAGGTATTCCTCAAGAAATTGAATGGTCTTCAAACGAAGAATCTCGTTGGCAATCCAAGTCAGTCGCTGCTGATTTTCATGCTGTGTGCCTGTATGAGCCGCGCACCAATACTCAGCACCCGATGTGTTGAATGGCCACTGACTTTTTGTATGAAAACGCTTTAATAGGTCATCACCACCACCGTATAGCACACAAAGACCATGTACACGAACGTCATCAGCAGGTGATGCAGGGGTAACGTAACAACCAGCATGCACCGCCTTGACATCTTTTAAGTACTTCTGAAGAAACTGCAAAAGGTTCGACATAAGATGATCCTACTGTTAATCAAGGTTTGACGTGTTATCTGACATAAAACTGCAGTTTAGGAATGAGCTCTTCAAGAGTTATTTGTGTATCATCAACTAGAAGATTCACTATAATGGCAGCCGTGACCTCTCTCAATCATTTTGCCAACTCAAAGAGTTGATCACCGTGTTTACTGTCTAATACAGTATCTTCAATCTTCCAGCGCAAAACGTTGAAGCCCCATGATCGCAGTGTCGTCACCACAAACAGTGTTTCGCGTTTGATCTGATACAAGCTCTTGTGACGTCCCGTGATAAATCCAGTTGGTTCTTTGTCTTTGTGCATTTCAAAAGTAGCGAGTTTCCAGTTGCTGAAAGCGTCTTCTATACGCTTACCAGCGAGTTCTGTCTCCGCATTTCTTTCAAAATTGACATGGGCTTCATAATAAAGTCGAGCTTCTCTCATTTCTTTACTCTCCTGTAGTTTATAATCGGCGGGCTGTGGAGTACATGCACACCCGCGCCACCACAACCAGGGCATGTCCACCACTGCAACCCATACAGTGTAGTTAGCAGAGAACCTGAGCCTTTGCAAACGCTACAGATCATACACAACCGGCTGTATATGGGTGAATTCCTCTTCAATAATCTTTTCTACAACAGACCATTCGCCATTCGCTAAGCCACAACCGATACGTGGCAGTGCTATAGCTGCTGTAAAAGGAGCACATTGTTTATTAACAGTTTCACAGCAAAGCCGCAGTGCGGCGTAGCTAATATAGCGACGTGTCCTATCTCTACCATACATGCGTTGTGTGATTGCATTGATGATCATCTTATCGCTGCCATGCGCAATAATAATCTGACCTAAATACAAACGACCACCCTGGTCATTATAGACCTTGTAATATCTTTGATAAGCTTCAGACCACCTGTCTCGTATAGCTTTCGCTACACCAGATTGCATTACACCTTGTGCGTTGCAACCATGCATGATATATGGCTCTTCGCAATCCAACAGATTGCCTTTCTTGTAGATAATCTTCATTAAGGTAATGCCCTTTACAAGCCTGACTTAACCGCACACGATTATTTATTGATAATCGCTTCTCTCCTGTCACCACCCCTTCCACCATTGATTGCCGGGAGTCTGCATATCTGCGTAGAAGTTTTGAATAACAGATTCAGGAACTTTATGTTCTTCAGGCCGCTTTGAATTGCGCTCTAACAAAGTTTTAAGTGACAGATCAAACAGTTTGACGGTGGGTTGAATCCGCAGCTCATTATAAAAGGGTTCTACATTACGCCAATGAATGCCGGTATCACTCAGCAGAACTTCTTTGTACCAGTGGTAGCCGGCTCGAAGAGCTCCCAGCATGGCTGGTGTAACCACACGAGATTTATTGCTGTAATGCAATGGGTGCTCTTGGTACGCTTGCCTTGATCCAAAGATGGCTTCTCTAAACTTGTCACGCTCCAGCCTAAGTACATAAGGCCTTGTTGCACAGTATTCATCTGCCCATGTGCTTTTACCAGAGCCTGGGCATCCAACTGTGACAATAAACTTATTCATCTGTCAAATACTCCTCAAGAAAACCATCTTCTATAAGCTTTGCAGTGAATGTCTCTCGTGTCCAGCCTTCTCCGTACATTTGCTCTCTAAATTTTTCACTGAAATGATCTTTAATCATTTCATCAAGGATATCGTCATCTATAACAAGCGTCTGAACACCCATTATTGAGCTTCTCTCCATGCTTTTTCACGACTAAAACGTGTGCTGCCAACTGAACCTTTACGCATACGCTTCTTTACAGCAATGCCGAAAACCTCTGGGTATTTGTCTCTACCACAAAGAACGCAGCAGAGTGCGTCACCCATACCGCCTCCGCCATCAAGGACACGCGCATGGATGCCCATAAAACACAAAATGTTCATATTTTAATCCTATAGTAGACTTTTCAAATCGACAGTACCGCGATACTCTAGAGGGATCTGATCCCAGACCATACTGAACAGCGCTCGATTGCCACGTGTAAGCACAGCCATCAGTTGTACTTTTTCAGGAAAGTAAACCCTGCTGAAACCGGGGTCACGTCCGACGATCGTGCGCGTATTGCTGTAGAGGTCTGCTAGCTTGATGGTATGAACTTCATCTTGAGCAGCGCCCAGACGATCCCTTGACAAAGCTTTACGAGTTGCTCGGTTACCCTTCTCCATATCCGAAAGCGCCATAACATATGACGTCACAACAGGACCAAATACAACCCTAAGCTCAGCTTCAGTCACATTGCAATCTTCAACAACATCGTGGAGGAGAGCCGCCTGCTGCATTTCTACAGAGCCGCCGAAGTTGCGCACCAGCATCATCACTTCAATAGGGTGCACAATATAGGGTTCGCCCGTGTACTTGCGCTCCTGATCAACGGCGCAATGCGCAGCAGTGGCGTAAACAAGAGCACGATTAACTTCATTCATAATTAGTTTCCTTACAATACGCCGAATTCGTCGTGGACTTGTTTGCCTTAGTGAGAAAGTACCGCTTAGCGATATCCGAAATAGGTTTACCCAAATCTTTATGAGTAAACCCACTTGCGGCAACACGATCAGACTCTTCTTTCATAACGTCTGCAAACACCCAACGAAGGTAGTGTCCGATATTACGCAGCTCAAACGCATGCTCTTGCAAGAATATCTGCAAACCCTGCTCAAGCCGATTTTCAGTAACGATCGCAGCGATCAAATCATCCTTGCGCGCAATAGCTTCTACGTCAACTTCAACAAGTTTACTTACCTTTGAGACGCTGTGCTTTTCGCCTTTTACCTTAAACCAGTATCTGCTATCTGAATACTCAGTATCGACGGGCTTCCATACAATACCTTCGCCAATTCCACTAACATCAGCTAGCTGTTTAGCGACAGGGCATTCCGCTTCTACAGCGGAGGTATATTCTACCAGCCTGTTTTGCACAAGTTCGGGCTGATTGAAATCAATTTCAACCATCCAATTTGGAAAATCATGAATACAATAAATATTATAATCACTAAATGCAATTAGACGTAGGTTCCTAATATCTAACCATTCGTCGCCAGCGCGTACTGCAAACACCACAAAGTGTTTAGCGGAAAGATGGTTAATACCGACGCCTCTTTGAATGCCAGGTCCGCACCATTCGCCAAAAAGAGTGTATTGCTTAGACTTGCTGTATATACTATGCACCAAGTCGAATACTGCAGGTAGGACGCTGGTCTCTAGAGTACTCATATACGCGCAAAAGCCAGCATTATCTTGCGATTGAGTAATAACTCGATTTCGCGAAAGGTAGGTGTATGTGGAGCCCTGATGAATACCGGCGTTTGTACCATGTAGCTTTACTGTCCCATTAAACCAAAGCTTTGGTACAGGTTGCTCTTTGAAAGTACAATGATCACGAATGGCCCTAACTACATGCCGGTATTGTTCAATAGATGGAACTTATTCATTACCAACCTTCCATGGGAAACTCGAGATAGACCTGCGTTTGCGCCCTAAGTTCATTTGTAATAGTTTTGACCCTATCAGTGTCGCGGCTGACACGACCGAACCAACGCCAACCAGAACCAACAGCTTTTGTACCGCTATGAAATGTTTGCCAGTCAAATTCAATTAATTGGCGATCTGGAGCTTCCCATTGTGCTAGCTTGTTTTCCTCTAGCATCTGCTTAATGCGAGTATCCCAGTCACGATATATCAACCCATTGACTTTAGGCAATTCACATTCACCCAAGGCAAATGAAGTAGGAGCTAAATGCGCATTAACCAACCCCATAATATGCCTGCTGTGGTAGGCAGGTGTATCGTAATCAGGTTGACCAGCTGTGAGAAAATGCTGGCCTACCGGAATAGGCGGGCGTGGAACGTCATCGTGGTGATACCCTGGAATCCCAGGATACCATCCAGACATAAGCATATGAACCCTGCTATCAAATACACACGGCACTGATAGCCAATCTTGAGGCATAGATGAGATAAAAGAGCGCGTAATAGGACCGCCCTTTTCATACGCAAATTCAAGATCTGAATTGAAGAACATAGGTTCATTCTTCACATCATCACAATATTTTGCAAAAGAATTAAGTAGATATGCACGACTGTTGAAGCTGTACATCTATATTCTCCGTGAAATTTATACCCACTCTGTTTTTAAATAAACTTGCAATACTTTGCTGTTTTGCTAAGTATAAATCGTATAAACTTAATTCACTCTTAATGTACGATTTCGGAAGATTAAATATAACCTGCCGATATCTTACTTTAATATCAACAGCCTCAAATATACTGACTACAAAGGAGTCATCATAAAGATTTTCTAGTATTTTGATAGGAAATACATAAAAGAGATCTTCTAATGACGCAAATCCGCAGAATTCTGCATCGTAATCAATGATACCTAAATCAGGTGAAATCAAATCGCCAGGATAGGTCACCCCATGAGATCTGGAAAGGTTTTGCAAGATTACGTGGCCCATATCACGTCCTCGTCAGGGGCCACGATCTGCATGTCCTTTAAGATGTATTCTATATACCTCGGACATTTAGAAATCCTTTGCACGATTGCGGACTTCATCGAAAGTATGCTTAACAAGCAGTTCGCCATCTCGCCACACAGGCTGCATGAGATCAACAGCATGATGCGAGAGATGATCAGTGCGAATAGCACGATATTGACCGTCGTATTCGATAACAGATTGGCGGCCAGCCTTGCTTGCCTTTTGGATGCTGCCAGTAGGCGTCTTCTGAACATCCCGCCAGCCATCGCCGTAATTAACAGCATTCATCTTCATGGCAAAGCTGAGTGTATCGCGATCGACTTTCTGAAGAAGACCACCGCCCATGCCAAATACGATATTATCCAGCGAGAAGCCGGCATGAATGATATTGCGGATAAGTTCCTCAATAGAATCCTCATTCATACCATCGCCTTGAATAACACGTACGTGCGAGTCCAGAACACGGTATCCCTTACTGTTTACAGTACCACCAAAAGCTTCCCACAACTTGTGCATGATATCGATCGATACCGTCGTAGGGTTGCCGCTATCAGGCCGAACAACAAGAGTGCCATTGCGTTCAAGAATCTCTTCCTTGAGACTATAGCACCAAGCCTTACGTACGGCACGTTCCAGGTCATAGCTATCCGAAACGATCGATACAAGACCATCAGGAAAACTCTTGAGAATGTGATGATACGCATTGTATTCGCGTTCACGTCCCCAGCTAGTAATAGTGCTGTGCTCGGCCGCAGGGATATTGAAGCCGGGCATACCAGCCTTGTAATAGTGCTGCGCATGGAGAATGCCAGCGAGGGTATCCGTGCTGCTGAAATTTAGCAAATGCGCCATGCCACCCAGAGCAGCGCTTTCCCGGCTGCTGGCACCACGAGCACCCATATCGTGCAGTTTGAATTCGATCTGGCCGTCAGGGTCATCACTGCTGATCAACAGACCGCGATAAATGATCTTACGGCATTTTGCCGACAGCGTAGCAACCGTAGAAGGATACCATGTTGTGCGCGTCAAATCCGTGTCGATGAAGTTAGGCAGCCACGGGAAGCGTGGATCTGTGTTGACAACCTCAAATAGCGGTGTACCACAAGGAACTGCAATCCCTTCAGGCAAGGCGCGGATTTCCAGTGGTAGATAGCCCAGATTTTCCAGATCACGAAAGCCCTTATCATTAAAAGGGATGCCGTGGGCCGCGAGCACATCTGCGCATTCTTCGATCATATCAAGGTCTGGCGCATCCATACTGTCCATCAACGTAGGTTGCAGACCAAAGAAGATCATGCGATGGCTGAAATTGTTGATGCGTGCCTCGCCGTAGACAGAAGCGTACTTCATTTCCGGCGGATACTGCATAAAGTGCGAGTGCTTATAGCTATCAACATCAAAAATCATTTCAAAACCCCTTGTAAAAAGCCATGTGGTAGTGGTCTTCAAAGTATTGTGTTGGATGAACTGCGTGCTCATGCATCCAGCCAGCCCAGGATGCATCATCCTTACCCTGAGGCGCTGGCATGTCTACGTTGTCAGGAATTTCTATGTAAGCGGCATGAGTGATGATACGCCCTCGCAAGCTGCGTTCAGGATCATCAAAGATATGCCAACCAACAATGTATTGCGGATCGATGAGAAGTCCTGTCTCTTCCTCGACTTCTCTAAGCATACCTCTTTCGATACGCTCGTCAGGTTCAAGAAATCCTCCTGGCGCTGCATATAGGTTTTTACCTACAGCACCGCCGCGCTTGATAAGAAGTCTTTTGTCACGCCAGCGGATAATACCATCAACTGTGACAAAAGGACCAGTCCCATATTTAAGGCGATCCTTATCTACACCTTCCTTATAAGACAAGAGCTCCTTGAATGTATCCGTCATCTTGAAATGCTCAAGGAACGTCAAGGTATTTGGTGTGATGTAGGGAGCAGGGATATGAGGCAGACGCCGAAGGTACACCTCACGAACATCGCTGGCGGAAAAGGTGCCGTAACTACTGCTAATCTGAATGCTTTCCCACGATGGAAACATATTCAGATAGTAGCTGGATTTGTCTTTGCCGTAGCCGGTCAGATAGATTATATCTTCAGGCTTGGAGCAAGAGCTGATGAGATTTTCAACGTTTTGCAGCCAATCCGCGTCGCTGTACGGGTAGTCATCAAGCGGAAGAACCTCCAACCGACCCAGTGCGTGCTCATAAGCAAAGGCGTTACTGATCAGCGATCGACGTTCTTCATATGTGAAAGGGTTCTTCGGATCTCGGGCTTTATTTGCAGAGCCAACAAGCACAATCAGCCTATCAACCTTTGAAAGAGCTTCCGAAATGACATGCGCGTGACCGATATGCATCGGCTGAAAGCGCCCGATAAAAACGCCTATTTTGCTCATAAAATCTCCGGGATGTGAACCAGCGAATGCATGGTGAATTCGTAGCGGTTGAAAAGGCTAGCGAGCGTAAATGCTGCATTTGCCTTCTGCGTCTCTTCGGCTGCGTGCGCCTCTGTCATTCGGTAACTCTCGCTGTCATGACCACGTTGATCGGCATGAAGAGCGGCCTGCCGTAGTAAACTATTTGCAGAATCACGGTGTTTATCAGCGATACTCCGCAAGGCGCTCACTACGAGTTCTAACTCATTCTCCGTCAAATCGCGCGATGTCGTCATAAGGTTTTCCAATCACGGATGATTATCAACAAAATCAGCCATCAGTATGAAATCCAGGGTGTCTGCACAAATTTTAAACTCTGCACAAGTTTTTAAATCAGCCTCGTCATCGTCAGCTAGATTCAGATAAAAGGCCACAACTTTATCATAAAAGGCTTCATTAGTCACCGAATATCTCCAAAAGATGCTCCCCACCGCTAGGCAGGGAGCTTCCTAGATTACTCTGACAGCTCAGCCAGTTGGCGATCGAGGTCTTCGTCCGTCATCTTGCCGATCCTGTCGTCTGCGCGCTTGGCCTTTTCATCCAGCAAACGCATGCGATGCGTACGACGATCCATTGCAGCAGCTGCCTGGTTCTTCTCGTTGAGCTTCACCGCAATGATATGCTTGACAACTTCAAGACGCAGCTTTGCAATACGCACCGCAGGATCTTCACCTTGCGTAACCAGAGACTCGCCTTCAGAGTCCTTAATGAAGCGATTAATCTGGCGTCCGACAGCATCCAGACTGCAAGCACCGGTCAGCGGCAGATCCCAAAGCTGTTCAGTGCTGAGGCTGCCCTTTTGGCTTTCAAAGCGGAACTTGCTGCGGGTTGCATTTTCAAAAATGTTCATTGTAAATCCTATCTAGCTATGCTAAGGGTTAAGAGAATAAGACTTGTGAATATTACTGTGCCGAAGACAATAGCTGTAAATTCATCGGTACCTCGTCCATTCTGAGAGCCACGTGGTCTATATTCCCACCCAGCGCGGTAATAGGTACCGTACTCTCCGTACGAGTACCTCACCCTTCTCTCAGCCTTCCCTATAACTACACCATTCATAGTTGGCCTTGGCACAAATACAAAACAATTATGCCAACCGTCTGGTGGAGTTTTTCGCTTAAAACTGATATTCATCAAAACATCAATTCATAGGCGCGGTTGTTGTCGACAATAACGGTAACAGTGTCACCACGTGCCCTTGTGAAACCAACACCTGAGAGCTGAGTTTCAGAGACTTCACATTTGGTGCGAGCGCCGAGTACTTCAAACACCTTACGATGTTCCTGAAGCTCCGGTCGGAGATCCTCGTTATAGAAACCTCGCACAGGATCAGGGTTCTTACAACCCTTCAGCATGAAGAAGAGGTGCTTTGAGCCGAAGCCGCCTGCGCCATCCCAATGATTCGGGGAAAGTAGCACAGTCTCTACGTCCACCAGAGTATCAGTAGAAAGGCCCCACTTCGTCGCAGAAGCACTAACAGACGGAAGGTTGGATTCAAATTTTACAGGCCTTCCGTCCTTCACTGTAACCACGACAGCGTTGACGCGCCCACCATTAGGTACTGCATTATTGTATGTATACGTCGTCACCACGCCTTCGAATTCTACATCGATATTAAAGCCAACGTCTACACTTTCGCGTCGTGTAAAATTATGTACGCTAAAGCCGTAGACACCGTCTTGCAAGCTGTTAAACGCCATATTCTCGACAGCGTCACGTTTATGGCCGCCACCGGCGTTCATATCAACGTCTAGGATACCCATCTTGTTTCGGAAATAGATGTGCTCTCCCGAAGGCGCATAACAATGGAGATCGAGATCATCAAAGTTGAACCACGACAACGACACACGGAAGAAAGTATCGGTGCGACCGCCCGCAGCTTTTACACGCTCCTTAACGCTGTCCTTCACATCGCCATCGTAGGACCATGAAAAGTCATTCTGCCAATTGAACAGACGTCCGGTGCTTTCATGCTGTGGCGCCGTAATTGACACGAAATTGCCCAAGTGCTTATTGGTCAACTTCAGCTTCAATGAAGAAGCTTGTGGAAGAATAGTGTTGATGAATTGATCTGGATCAATCTTCTGTGCATGTGCCAAATCCGGAGCCTTCGCGGGCTTAACATCCAGAGCGAGCAGGTCTTCAATACCACCGCGCATCTTACCTTGCACGGCGTTGTCGACGAAGAGCACATCGTTCACAGACAAATCTTCAACGGTAGCAAAGCGTCGTTTAATCGACTGCTCCAAACCCAGTGACTCTAGCGTAGCGTTTGCCTGCTGCACCATTTTCGTAGTGATCGGAGCCGACGAACGACGGAAGTTGCGAGGAGCCATTACAGCATCGTATGCTCGCAAGCAGGCATCAAGATCAAGTCCTTTGGAAAGATTGATCAAAAGCGTGCCGAAAGCATTGTTGCGGATCCTTGCAACGGGTGTATCACTTTGGCTCCAGGCGAATGCTTCCTTGTCGGCAGAAGCATCATAAGCCAGTTTGAAATCTCTGAACTTACGGACAGCGTTTTCGTATTCAGCGCCTCGGTAGAGTTCATTATTATTGATGAGATCGAGCGCTGTATCGAATGCTTCAATCGTCAGCTCACGAAGACCGCGTTCGAACACTTGTGCTTTCGTGTTAAAATCGCCTCGCGCTTTATCGGCGTCTTTTGAATAATGCCGCTGAGCGATAACACCATAGAAGTGCGACCATTGCCTATTTGTATGAGCATCGTAGTTATGACGTTCGCCATACCAATTCTGCTTAGTTCTGTAAACGCTCTTGATTGGCGCTTGCAGGACAAGATCGCTCATTCGTTCAGCAACAGTCTCGTACGGCTCTGGCAGTGCGCCCAGGCCGCCCCATACTGTCATACGCTCGCCGTTATCATCAAAGGCAATAACGCCGCCCAGATTCTTGATAAAGTTTCGGCAGGTATGACAGGTATGCTCGGTCTCTTTGCGATACAGAGGATCTGTTCCGGCAGGAAAGGCTGCCAAGTACTTCGCATACAAGTCGTCGAGATCAACCACGAAAAGCTCATTTCGCTTCATGACGTCAAAACGAGCGATAACGGCTTTTGCAAACTTATCAAACATGTTAATAATCCTCACTTGAATAAAGATCTTCGATGATCTGTTGGCGATCAGCGTTTGTCAGTCGCTTTTCAATCCAATTCCACTTATAAGGCTTTCCAGCCACATGCGTGATATACCAATCATCTATATAGGATTCGGGGATGCCGACATCTGGTTCAGCAGGTTGCATCGAGTAACAAATTGTTACAGGAAGACCGCCCAGAACAAAGATGTCGGCCTCGCCCTTAGGCAGGAAGACCGCCGAAGATATACCGGAGCAGATCTACCGGGTTAGTGCCCTTTGAGCACGGCAGGCTGATGTACTGCCCTGACTGAAAGAGGTCAATAGCCCGCTCAGCACCGATCCGCCGATTATATCGATCTTTTGGGTTCAAGAAAGTAACGGCCACATCCATCAGCGTTTGATTGCTCTTTCGCTGAAAAACCAGGGTGCAGCTTCGTGCATGACCACCGAAGGGTCCGTACAGACCGCTGTTATTAACATGTACAAGAGTAAGGCCGTTTGCTGCAAGCTCAGCTGGAATATCACGCTTCATGATTGATTTCCTTAAAGACGAATGCCACGACGCGAAGGAGCGCCACTGCGACGAGTCTGCGTTACAAGCGCGGGCTTCTCCCTCAACTGCTTGTGATCCACAAGTACTGATCGTTGCCGATCACCGGTGAGCCAATGAATTCGTGGTGTAATAAGTACAAAGCAGCAGCCATTGCGAGTGATCAGCCTCTCAGTGATAACACCAGAGACACCAGTAACAGGGTCTGTAACCTTTTCCCCGAGATCTACTGCAAACGGCAGATCCGGAGCCGGCAAACCTGAAGGCGCTGTTCGCTCCAAAATCTCGAGCTGAAAGGCATCAAAGCTTTGGAGATCTGGCACCGTATCCAGCTTGTCATCACTGCACTTTGGCTGAATTTGCACTTGTACAGAGCCATTGCGTAGCTCTGCAAAGCTGTCGATGATGCCTGTAAAACCTGTGAATTGATCACGGACTTTCCATCCGCGCTGCAGAACTTCACCATCGATAGTTGGAATAGCAAAATCAGTCATGTTTATACCTCTTGGTTATTTAGGTTTCTTCTGTGCAGCAAATGCTTGATTTAAACCTGCTCGGCATTCTTCAATCATCTTTGCGCGGATGGCATCCTTGTCAGCGTCTACTGCTAAAATATCAACTGAAACACCTGCTTCAATCTTGACATTTTCAAAATTTCCAAGATTTACTGTTCTACCAATGCTAAGCGACATTGATCTAATAGCAAATGCATCAGGCTTTTCTACTTCGAGCCATGGAATAGAGTCGTCTAAAGCTTCTGAAAGTGTGGACATTGTACCCTCACTTATTTACAATAAGTGGCGTGCCCTGCTGAATAAACGTGCAGTTATTATCGCCGCAGACTTCTTTAAGTGTATCCAACTTCAGCTTTTCCATATATTGATCGCTGGTCAAACCAAGACCTTGCTGATATGCGCGATCAGCTGCCGCGCGCTTGGCTTCAGAGATCGCTCGCTGCTCTTCTGCAAGTACTTCCTGCTTCAATGTTTGTACCTTTTGCTGAGAAGCTGCAGTAGCAACACGCTGATCCTTAATGCTATCCGGCGGGTTAGCCTTACCAAGCGTAAAGCGAACCAAACGAACCGGGAACCGGTTAGCCTTCAAATACGCTTCAATCCGAGTGGATACGTTACTATCAATCTCAGCAGCTGCTGTAGTGGCGATCGCCGTCTCGTTCATACCATGCTTCTTGACTTCATCGCGAACATATGAGAGAACTTCACTGTAGATGTTATTCTCGTACCACTTTGGACCAAAACGCTTGACAAGATCAAGGGCGTCAGTGGTCTGGGTAACAAGCGTAGCGTCAAAATCAAGCGGTACGCCGTCAGAAGACATGAGATCATTGAATTCAATAGCATGCTGCTGTGGTTGCATATTCACAGCAACACCTTCCGTCGTTCTCCAGGTAAAACTGGTGCCTGGCCCTTTCAGCGTTTCTGAATAATAACCGCCGGAGCCAAACCATGGCTTTGAAAGTAGTACGACTTCTTCGCCACGATCTGCGGTGACATAATGGGTACTCATACAACCAGTGACTAGGAGAAAGAAGGAGAGGACAGCGGCGGCGGCCAGCTTAACAATGATATTATTAGTCATAAAACCTCAAAGCTTTGTGCGATTAACAACGGATTTTTCAAATCTATCAGTGGCTTGCATTACGTATGTAGTCTTTCCTGTTGCATTTGCCAAACGTTCGGCTTCTTTAAGAGCTTTAGAATATGAATTATGCCCAACTGATGGTGTACTACCGCCTATGACGTAGCACATCCAAAACTTGTCAAGTTCAATATTTGGTATATAATGAAATAACATTTTATCATGATCCATAAAGCTGACGGTAAGACCCGCCGCGCCCTTTGTGATATTGATTGGCTCACCGATGTTAGGAAACTTCATGATAAGCTCTCGTGATACCCGAGTTGCTTCGTCATTAGATACGTAATCAGTCAGTTTATCAATTAAAGGACTCATTATTGTTTCCTTATATAGTACATTAAAGATGCGATTGTTACAGCGTCTGTTTAAATCGTCTGCCAGATCATTCGCTTCTTTCATAGTTTTAACAGGGGCAGTTACAGTCTTAGTGATCGAGTTTTCTACATAATAAGGCATTACATAGCATCCTTTTGTAAAAGTGCATCTACAACTACAAGACTGTTTACAACAGCTGTCACAGCTTCTGGCGATGTAAACGCGATATAAAAATCTGGCATTGTAGAAGGCTGCATAACCTGCTGTACAACACCGTCATTATTGCGTTTCCAAAAACACAATGCAGGGCCTTCAGGCAGCTGCCCGACGCCTACGGTCCATGCGCCGTTTCCGGCGATGATCTTATCGTGCATAAAAGAAAGCTACCTGCTGTATGATAAGCGCGGCGCCTACTGCCCAAGTCAATGATCGCCAAAACTTTGTTTCGTTCTTTGGAATCATATCAATATCTGCATAATCCCGGATTATATGTTCCCCGGTGTCTACATCTTCAAAGCTGAGACCGATTCTAGCACGTTGGCTAGATGCACCCACCCAACTGACAAAATATTTATTGTCAATAAAAAAGTCAGAGCGTCGCTCATACATATCTTTATAATATGATGTATTCTCATTGCTCTTTTTAAGAGCAACACTCAATGTTTGTATAGCATCGTGATCCGCGGCTTTTCGTGTCTTATACGCGTCTGTGATGACACCGAGTTCACTGATAAGTTCTTCAATAAGCATCTCAGCCGTAAGAGATGAATTGACAACAGTATCATTTACAGCGATACTATAGTATTTACCTTTCTTAATAATCTCTACCGTTGTGCCATTTCTTTCAAACTTAATCAATGGGACAGCCTCCTTGGATCTGGCGGATAATCACCTAGGATAAGCCCAAGTTTAACCTCGCCCATGCCATACGATTTTGCAAAATAATATTTTAGGGTATAATACTACCGCCCCCGTTTAATAAAGGCATTTGCCTTCCTCTTTGACACAGCAAACCATTTTGTAGGCCTTTTATCTCTAAGAGCGGTTGCTAGCTCACCATCGCAGTAAGCAATAACAGCCATTTCGCTGGTATCGTTAGTGGAGACTAGCGCAATAGGAATTTCTTCTTTATTTTTTAAAACCTTTTTAGCTTCATCCTTACTTATTTCACGTCCATGATTCCTTAACCATTTTTCCTTCTCTGGAACCTCGACGTAGAAACTCATAGCAGACTCCTAAACGATTAGCAAGATAACACTAGACTCCTCTTTAAAGAATTCAGTGTCATTCTCACACAACACACACCCACAAGGTACCACTGGTTCCTTTGGATGTAGCTCTTGGTATAGTTTGTATTCGTGCGATGGCATTGGTACTACAGTTAGTGTTGACCCAATCATCGCCAAATCTCTCTGCAAGTCATCAACTGCAACCGCAACAGTCCAGCCAACAAAACAGTCGTATCGGCCTGATCCTCGAATTGAGTCGCGTACTCGCGAGACAACGAAGTCTGGACAACCGTAATCGCCGCAGACTTCGCCAATCTCGAAGTAGCGCTCCCTGGGAGCCCGTATGCTGATAGCTAGACCAGCCGGATAACCGTAGGGCTTAGGAAGCGCCAACATTTATGCGTTTCCTTCGATAGTTTCGAGGGTTCTCTTAGAAATTGCTACCGGAACACATACCATAGCAACCTCGCCTGCAGCAAGATCAACTGACAATGCCTCTGCAGATGCAGAAGCTCGATCGCCATGCAGCATAGACTGCCTCACCTCGCCAGCCGCATTGACAACAACAGCAAGTACAGCAGTATGAATAGGACGAGCAGACATTTCAGAGTTCTCCTCTTTAGATAGAACAGCTTTACGGAATTCAGAATCGCCACGTAGAATACGCATTGTAGGGTTCTCCTTTCATATAAGATACCCGAGATTGCGCATTACAAAGCATTAGCCCAGGTGTAAGCCTGAATAGCCGATATAAGTCCAACTTTAAAACCCCTGTACTCTCCATTTTCGAAGAGTACAAGGGTGGGAGCTGCGCGAATATCTACTGCTTTTGCAACATCAGGATATTTCTCGATATCTACACTTGCTGTCGGTATGCCCTCTAGATTTTCTAATCGCATAAGCATTTCAACAGAAGGAAGCGCCCATTCAACCCAGAAAAGTACTAGAAGTTTACCTGTACATTCAAGCACATCTTTATTGAAATTTTCTGATGTTATCTCATTAGGCATAGGCCTTCACCTTTTGTTTACGATCATTTTCGCGGATCTCCACCACGCTTTTGACATAATGCTTAAAGTGGATGCCTAGATGCGTCATTATATACACACCAGAGTCTCCATAGAGACCTGTGCATTCAATAAGACCTAGCTTTTCAGCAGCCTCAAATGCCTTCGCACTGGGCTTGTAAAGGCTCCAATGATTGTTGGTGAAGGCCCTGTGTGTAGGAGCCCCTTCGACGATCATCAGAACGCCCATGGACGCCGCTTCCAGCAGCTTTTCGTAACCAACCATTATATACTTCCTTTAAACAAAAGAATGTGGAGTCCGCATGCTGCTAATCGATTTCTACAGCAATACGCTCCTCAAGTGGAATTGATGTACTTTCATCGACAATAGCGGTGAAACGATTTTCATTGAAGTGATTTCTCGGAAAATTATCCATGGAGTCACGGCATCGCCTGATATACCCTTGGATATTCTTTTCAGAAAACACATCGACCAAAGCCTTAAGATCATCTGGCAACCCATGTTCTAGTATTTCTACCAAAACATCTGCTGCAATGTCTTCTGCAACATCAAAGGTCATACCTTTGGGCAAAAGTGTTGCAATATTTTCATTGGTCTTAATCACTTGTGACAATTGCATTTCACCCTCCCAGATCGATTGTAAATAGCATGAATCACATTATATACTTTCCTCCCATGTAAATCCTCTTACTTTCGCCCAGTCCTGAATATCATTCCAGCAACCGATCATGAGCATGAAGATTAGGTAAGCCTCATTATCGTCGCGCGCGTTTGCTGCAGCGGCTTCTTGCGTAGAAATGCGGTAAGTTCCGCAGTTCAGCGTAGACTCGATGCCACAAACTACAATTTTTGCTTTTGCAGGTACATAGCTATCTTCTCGAAGCTTCATAGCTCTAAGTACACGTACAGCCAGATTATCGTAGTCTGAACCTAGGTTTTCTTGATCAGTGAAGCAAACCCTCGGAAGCGCCTGGTTGTCGTTTGATTGCTGCAAAGTCAACTGCCTCATTACTGTAAGTATTAAAGGTTACCACGCGAGTGGTTTTGGGTGTATGATTGACTTTGGTCTCACTTGAGCGAAAAGAACGTGTAAGATTGTATTGATCGACACTAAATTCTACAATTTGGCCATTGAACGCAACAGTTGCGTCAGGGTCCATATGTTCTAGTAGTCGAATCAGTTGATCTACTCGCACGTGTTTCCAATCAATTTAAAAGGAGCAGGCCCGAAGGCCCACTCCAGTGGTGATTACAAAGTTTCCAAGACAGCCTTGAGACTAGTCTTCAGCGGATGATCAGCCGCCTTAAGGGCAGCTTCAACAACCGTCTTACGTTGCTCAGATGGCATCTCAACGCCAAGCAGCGCAACAGTCACCTGCTGAATATCTTCTACCTTATTTTCAGGATGCGCCTTGAAATGCGCCGTCATGATTTCGGTGGCGGTATCAGCAGCAGGTTCAAATTCAACAGCCATTATTTTACTCCTTCGTAGATTGGTTCATCGCGCATAGGCAGCTTATCTTCAAAAGGTGCTACACGAAATGCGTCGTAGCCCGCATACCATTCAAGACCACGACTGGGCGGAGACTGGCGAATAGCGCCGCTAAAAGCAGCATTCCAGCCATACATAAAATCTGTGCTAAACGGCGGCTTATAGACCAAAGTCAATATCCTTAGCCGAAGTTACCTTCTTTACAGAAGGTGTTACAAAGTTGCCAGGTTTAACGGGTACAAAAATATCGCTGAGATCAATTTTATTTTTACTTTCGATTGGCTTTAGATGCGGCAAGATCCAGTCAGGCACCTCAGTCAGCCAATGCTTACCTTGTATCTTCTCAGCAATATAGTACGCCCTGTAGCTGGCGACAGGATCTTTTTGTTTATACATATCTGGCATACAGAGTACCGGTGTTGTGATACTCTCGAAAGGCGATGGTTTTACAAACTCTTTCAAGTGCTCTAGAATATTTCTAGGCTTAAGAAATTTGAACTCGCGAGGGTTTGGATATCTGATGTCGAATTGTGCAAGCAATGCTGCCATGTGACATAGCAACCACCAAACATTCGCTTCAGATTCTTCTAACCATAAGGTGCATGGATGATTATCCACGCTCTTTGGTCTGCCTGACCATCCTTGTGCTTTTGGTGAACCATCAATAATAGGTGGCGGAGTGGGCAAATCACGTTTCTCAGCCCAAGCTGATAACATTTGAGAACATTCACTAATCATCTTGACAATATGCTGGTCGTGCTGGTAGCCGGCCCTGGCAAATGATGTAGAAAGAATATATTCACGTGTGTACGCCCTGCTTGAATCTCGCTTAGAGTGTACTCGGGTGTCATTAAATTTTCAATACAAGCGGGCCTGGCTGCATTTCTTTAATTTTTGCAGCGACTGTTTTATAACTTTCATTAACTACAACAGCGTCTGAGCTACCCAAATAGAGTATGGCATTAGTGCCGTTGCTTTGAAGTTTACGAAACTTTCTGAGATTGATCAGTATAGGACGCTGTGTATAGTAGTCAGTAAGTTCAATATACATAGATCACCCTGGAAAAGAGGCACTGTTATTATGGTATTGCGACGAGTGCACAAAACCATTATCAGTATGGAAACCCCAATCTTTTTCTTTCTTGAAGGTTCCAAAAAGACTAACACAATCAGGAGATGTTTCTACAATAGCATGAACACTATCTGCTGAGCGAACAACAACATCGCCCACCTTTCGAATACGTGATGCGATTAGTTTATTTGTACCTGATTCATAGCAATGCTCACGGTAGTAACCGCGAACAACTAGTGTCATGTTTGCCCATGGATGACAATGAGGGTCGTCTTTATCACTACGATCATAACGATGTAGATACAGGTTTTCCAGTTCACTTGGAATAAAACCAAGGGTACCACCTAGAGTTTGCCACGCAGGGTCATCATACACAGGTACAGCAGCTTTACGTGACAGCATCCAACGGCTAATATACGGTTCACTATGTCGCTTAATCAATTGATTAGGTTCACGTGATGCCATTACGTATTCGCAACCCGCAGTGATAAGTTTCATCAATTCAGGAAGAATTGCGTTAGTAAACGATTGAAAGTCTTGCATTATTAGCCTTAACCATTTCTTTGATAGTTTCAACAGAACGCTTAAGTGGCGGCGGGAGGTCTTCGGGTGTGGGGTGCACGAAAGCAAGACGCACAGAAGGATTTTCTGCAAGAATTGCATTACGAGCTCGTACTAGGATTTGAATTTCAGTACTGTAGAAGTAATTATCACCAGTATCGGCACCCAGCTTTTTACGAGCAGCCACAATCTTATCAGATATCTCTTGCAGTTCTTCAATAGCTGCCATACTCTATCTTTCACAAAATAAAACCTCCCCGAAGGGAGGTAACTGCATCAGGGCATGAATTTGGGGACCGGACAGACCTCGGCTTTCATCATTTAAGAGTTGTTAGCTACAACAACACCCCTGTTACAGTAGACAGTTTATTGACTTGTCTAGGTCTCACAAAGCCTCTTAGGCTTCGGCGCTCTCTGCTGCAGCAGCCTCACGGGCAGCCTTTTCAGCGGCCTGCTTAGCGCGGTATTCAGCTAGAGCATTGGTAGCATTCGGCGACACAGGGCGCGTGGGCTTCGCAGCCTTGTACGCTTCCGTAATCGCTTCACGGTTTTCGACGATATAAGCAGCGAGCTTTTCGTTCTCGCTCGCTTCCGTCAGAACGCGAACCATTTCAGCAGCCTTCGCAGCGTCGTCCATACGCTTCACAGCCGGCCAGCGGAAGCCTTCAAAGGCAACCACAAGGTTTTCAGCCATAAAAGGCATAGCCTTGGCAAAAGCCTTACCTTCAGGAGTTTCCAGGAATGCGGGAGCGGCTTCCACATCCTTTTCGATCTTCTTCAGTTCCGACTTGGTAACACGCTTGATGGTACCGACTTCGAAGGCACCTTCAACGGCTTCTTGGTTTTCCACAAGCCAATCGATAAGACGGTCAGCCTGTTCGCCCGTACCAACAGTGGCACGAAGGGCGTCTACGATCTTGGGACGACGGACAAAGGCTTCAGCTTCAGCCTTGGTGTCGAAAAAGCGATCGCCAACCTTGAAAACCTGGGTGAGTTCGGTCATGTATAATTCCTTCTGTATAATGGCGTTCTGAAAAGGCTGAGTGCCCTTTCAGGGTTAATTTAACGGGTTGATTATGCCCGGTCAACCGTCCCTTTTCAAGGGTTAATTTAACGGGTTAAACCGGGCTGTTTGACGAAAGTGTCGTCAGAAGTGCCTGAAATTTGCACCTGGAGAGCCGCTGGAGACCGTTCGTCCGGCGCAGTAGATTCCCGTGCGCGCGGGTCGCCAGCAGCCCTGTCTACGTCAATCAACGCTAATGCACGCGGATTGTCCCTCCTTATTTTCTTGAATAAAGGTTGCCTGCAGACGCCCAAGCAGCCCATTCTTAATCTGCAGCGAATAATGAATAACCTTACGTTCAGAACCCCATGCATCCGCCGGGAAGTGCTTTTGTACAAATTCCCAAACAACAGCAACACGAGCATAATCCATTGGTTTTCTGAGGTTATAAAATGTTTCATCAAAGTCTCTGAACAAAATTCCTTTAACGTAGCTTTCAGGAATTTCGCCATGAGCAATATAACGCAGCAGATCAGAACGAGCGTCTTGTGGTATAACCAGCCCACCGTTTTCACTGGCAAACATACCAAGACGTTTCTTCCAAGCTAGTTCAAAGAGTGGGCTAATCATATTCTTATCCTTGTTTCAAATATTTGGACATTCGCTCGTGAACGTCAACAGCGATCATATGCCAAGTCTGTGGGGATACAAGCCCTTTGAACTCAGGATCGGCGGGTCCAGGGTTATTTTCTGAAGCTGTCTTTGCATAATGACGTATAGCTTCAATAATGAAAATCTGCCCCAATCCACCGAATGGCGAACAGTTCATCAGATTTTCAATAAAGTTCATATTAGAATGAAACTGTGTTTGAGGTTCTTCTACCTTTGGTAACACCAAATTCTTTCCACGCTCTTCCGGAGGTTTTTCCAGTTCCATGCGACGAACATCGCCTAGATTTGGTGTCTTATTAATTTTCATTTAAACTCCTCAGGACGGATATAACCCATTAGAATACCATCATACAGCCATAAGCCATAGCCTCTGGCAAAGATATCTTCACAACTAACCCCTGCACTATTTGGTTCGTCTGGATGCTTAAATCTCCAACAATACCAAAAGTGAGCAGGTCTTGTACAGAATCTTTGTATCAAATGGTATACATCAGCTCTTTTCGGAAACGATATCAAGTGGGTGGCGGATTTGAGGTTTGATATATGTTCCATCGCCATTGTAGCGTTCTAGTTTACCTTCTACTGAAACAATGAAGTCACACATACGGGAAGCTTTTACGAAGTTGCCTCCATTATCCTTAAGCAAAGGACGCAGTACTATAACTTTACGACCGTCACGTGTAAAGCCTTCAAAACCCAAATGTAGCTTCATATCAACCCTTCGTACTTTCACGAGCAGTTTTTGCAAGCTTAACAGCACGCATAGAGCGATAAATATGGTTTCCCTTAAGATTTAGGATTTCATCAAGTGCATTACGATAGGTATCTCCCCTAAAGCGTAGCGTACTTACTACCTTCCTAAATGCTTCAATTTCTTGAGTCTTGTCGTCAATAGTTTGATTTTTGGTATTCAGCAACTCAGCGTAGTTTTCAATAGTACTCTTTTGATTTGTAATAGTTTCGCGATAATGACTCACCAGACAGCCGGTGATCAATCCAAGAAGACTAATAAGGATAATAGAGATCATAATTATAGGTGTCCAGTCTGTTTGTTGTACTCTGCGATAAGCAGATTGCGTTTACGCGGGCACATTACCCGCTCTTTGATGACGTTAGTGAAGATATCACCATCTTCGTACGTCTTTCCGAAGATCATGACAGGAGAAAATATTCGGACCTTAATTTCACGTTCGACAGTCACATAGGCGTCGCTAACGAAAATTGATCTAATGGTCATCTGAAATTCTTTCAGAACCTACTGAAGAGTCTCTGCAGTAGGGTAGGTTTGTTGATGATAACTAAACGGCCTGAGTATTTACATTTGATATTACGGTTACTATTTGGCGCTGTATGCCAAACATCATCACCGCTGATACCTGTAATAATTCTAACATCAATCAAAGGATTAATAGCCGAGCCTGCTGGCTTGATGACAGTCATACCTACGCTGAGTTTCTTACCAAAATAGTCACAGCCATCATTAATATAATTACGAGTGGTATTTTTCATCACAGATCCATCTTACTGCGGAAACCGAGAGCACGAGCTTGGCGATATTTATCTTTTGCACCATGTGGGAAGTGACGGTATTTAATCAATCGGCCTTTATCTCTTGGCCAATTGTCCCAAATATCCTGCAACTGTTCATGAGTGAACATGCCGGGGGCACAGCTGAATTCGTCTTCTGCGGAAGTGCCAAGCTTAAATTTACCTACTGTTCCTGCAGGCACGAGATTTTCGGAAGCCTTGCTGCGCTTCGCAGCGCCAAGGGCATCGCGCTCTTGCTCATTATTATTGATAACACGCTCAACAAGACGGTACAAAGGTGCTTCAGCGTCTTCCTCATTCTTCAACTTGTAGCTGATATTTTCCAACCACGTACTTCGGCCAGGCTTATAGCGTCCACTAGCAGACTTTGATATACTGCCTTCATAACCATCTTCGATGAATTCGCTGTGAGCTTCCATCATTTCGGTAGCAGTAGTAACACGCTTTTGAGGAACCATGTAAATACCTGGCACACCTTCAGCCAGACGCGCTGCCTCTGCATAGCGTTCTTCAAATGGCCTATTCAACCATTCAGGATGACAGTAATCGAAGACATAAAAAGCCAGCAATGGTGATGGCTTATCAAAAGCCATGACATGTGATTGCGTCTTGTTGTATACAGCCGGATCTGTAGGCTCGCCTGCAATTGCCTCACCATCAAGAAATGGAATTGATGTGAAATACTGCTGCAATTGCCTTGAACGCAAAGGCTCAAGCTTTCGGCTGTAAGCCACCTGATCATACCCAATCAGACACCGAATACCGTCAATCTTGGGGCTTATCAGCTGCGGTCCACGAGATACAATAGTTTCGCAGTACAAAGGCGTCTTAGCCAGACTATGGCTATTACAGCAAAGGCTTGGTTTACTTAGAAAGCTGCTCATGCCATTCCTTATGAAATTTGAACTTCTTCTGCCCACGTGCTGCAATATCATTTATCGACAAATCATAACGATTTATCAAATGCTGCAATGTGCTGAAAACATCGGCGACTTCGTCTTGAAGCCATTTACGATTGGTGATGTCCTCGCCAGGTACCTGAGCATCAATTCCTTGAATAAGGATTCGGCTAATTACTGTAGCGCACTCATTCAGCTCTTCAGCAGCCTTGCCGAGGATGGCAATATCGACTTTATCAGTCATAGGCTGCCAGATATCGTTTGTAAGCCGATCAGTCATTAATAATACGTCCCATATTCACATTGATATCGCCGTATTCATGTTTATACTTATACAACTTTCTTTTAAAGTTGTAATAAGATTGAATAGGTGCTCTGAAGACCTGCTGCGGGTTGCTTTGAATTGTAATCAGCAGATCGCCGCCATTTGATGGGTTCAGCTGGAAGTTACGGGTGGCAATGGTTATATCTATTGCACCTTTAATCTCCTCTAAAATAGCCTCCATAGGCTTTCTTGCGGTGGCGTACTGAAACTGTACAGCCCTGGTGTTTACATCACGATATACTACAAACTTTCGGCTCATATGCTGTCCGTTAAAGGGCGGCTCATCGGCCGCCCATATTACCCACGCATAGCTACGTATATCTGTTTAAGGATTTGCTCAACATCGTAATTGTCTAGCGCTAGGATTCCAGCCATATCTAGACGGTACCCGTCAACGAGCAGTACACGCGTCAGCAAATACGCCTTCTGATGAGCAGGCGCTTTTTGATTTGCTGCAATAACATCCTCATAAGTAGCCCTATAAAATTCGGCTAATTGCCCTGAGTGCAGCACCCGACTCCCAATAAGCTTAGAGCCAGGAACTCGATCCGGGCGAAGTCCTTCAGCTTCCTGCCTTATAAAGAACTTAGGAGGCTTTATATACTCATCAACAGGAATTGTTAGGACTAAGCGCAAACCAAGCGCTTTATAAATATCCATTTCATTCCTTCTTGTAAGCACCCCACACATTTCCCCAGCTGCCTGTCAAGGCTGCCTTTGCGTACGAGGTTGCTCGTGTTTCAAAGAAATTCTCATGATTTTGCGAAGAAATCATGTCATCAAACCAACCCAGAGGATCAGTCAATTCCTTGTACACTGGCGGTATACCCATGCGGATAAGTCGCTTATTGACCGTATACCTGATAAATCGCTTCAGGTCTTTCTTATGCAAACCTCGGATTTCATCGCGGCCAGCATAACTGTATTCAATAAAATCCATTTCCATTTCAGCCATAAGCTGACCAATTGCGGAAATCTCTTCTTCTACCTCTGGCGTCCAAGAGTCAGGATCTTCTTCCTTCATCTTATCCAGCAGATACATTAGACCTTCTACGTGTTTCTGCTCATCTAGAACAGACCATGATACGATCTGACCCATACCCTTCATCAGCCCGTTACGGGGATAATTCATAAGCATCGCAAATGAAGAGAATAGGAACATACCCTCTGTAAAAGCGCTGATACCAGCAATCTTGATAGGCAGTGCACCATCAGTGCCAGAGATCACCTTTTCAAAGAACTCATGCTTAGCCGCCATAACAGGCACTTTGAGGAATTCTTCGTAAAAGCTATCAGTCTTGCCCAGCGATTCATTCAAATAGCTGTAAGCATCGATATGAACAGCTTCTCTGGCAGCAAAACTCAAGAGCATCATACGGATTTCAGGATGCTCAAAGTGGGGTAGGTAGTCATGAATATATCCGCCGGACACATCGACATCGCCCTGCGTAAATAGCCTTAAGATATCGTCTAGGTAATTACGATCATAGTCGTCGAGCTTATTACGCCAGTCACGTGTGTCTTCATGCAAGTTTACCTCGCGTGGAAGCCAATGCATCTGCTCGTGTTCAAGCCAAATATTATAAGCCTCCGGATACAAGAATGGCTTATAAGTCTTGCGCTTATCAAAAATTTTCAAAGCTTATTTCTCCACTTGCGAATTTGATAATCAGCACTTGCATACAAACAAATCAAAAGAATCGCAAGAATCCCAGCCATTGTGACTAAGATTGGAAAAATCTGAACAAAGCAGTAAACAGCCAATATAAAAGCAGGCATTATCCCTCACACGCAATACAGCCCTCATCGAGGGTCTGCTGGAAATTGTGAACAACCTTGCGACGCTGATTTCCCTCACCACTGTACAGCTTATCCGAGCGACAATAGTAAAGAGTCTTCAATCCCTTCTTCCATGCCATAAAATGCACATGGTGGAGGTACTCTACCGAAACGTCTGCCTTAAAGAAGATATTAATTGACTGAGCTTGGTCAATAAACTTCTGCCGATCAGCTGCAAATTCAATAATCCACATCTGGTCAAGTTCGGAGGCTGTCTTGAAGATATTACGCTCACGCTCAGTTAGCTCTTCGTCAAGATGCTGCACGGAGCCCGCATTCTTAACAATGCTACGCCAGATTTCGTCGTAGTAGTCGCCTGTGCCGAAACGGTTCTTAAGAATTTCGTCTAGACGGCGATTCTTAAGGATAAAAGAACCAGACAAGGTGTCTTGCCTGACTGCATTTGCTCGAATGGGTTCTACAGATGCAGACGTATTATTCATTACAATCGAAGTAGACGCATTTGGTGCTACTGCCATCTTGCAACTAAATCGTTCCATCACACCGTAATCAGCAGCATCTGGACATGGGCCACGCGCATGAGCCAGTCGAACGCTGCACGCATCAAGAGACTTACGGATATGCTGAAAGATCGTAATGTTCAAACCCTTTGCCATCGGGCTTTCAAATGCAATCATCTTCTTCTGGAGCAGCGCATGAAATCCGATCGCGCCAACTCCAATAGCACGTTCACGCATTGCCGAGTAGGCAGCTCTCTTAGCACGTTCACTTGCGTTATCAATATAGTATTGCAGGCAGTTATCTAGGAATTCTCCAAGATCATCAAGGAATAATGGATCATTCTTCCAATCATCCCAATACTCTAGATTTGGCGAACTCAAACAGCAAACAGCAGTCCGGTCTTTATCGGTTGGAAGAGTGATCTCGGTACAGATATTTGACTGTACAATTTTGAGACCCTTTGCCTGTTGATACCAAGGCATCGCACGATTACTGGCGTCGATGAAATGCATAAAGGGTTCACCAGTACGCATCCTAGTTTCCAGCATCTGTTCCCAAGTGTTTCTAACAGACACTACTTCCTTAACAGCGCCTGTATGCGGATCTCGCAGTTCCCATCGATCGTCAGCGTCTGGATCCATCATGCAGGCTTCTACACGCTGCATAAAGTCATCGCTGATGTTGAACGCATGGTGCAATTCCATACAACGCTTGGACTGATCCCCTGTAGGCTTTCGCAGATCAAGGTGGTCTTGCATATTCGGATGATCAATATCAAGGTAGCCCGCAAAAGAACCTCGCCGCGTTTTACCTTGGCGATACGCCAGGCTTACAGCTTCAAATACTTTTTGGTGAGGACCGATACCTACAGACTTGCTGTCTTCAGAACGAATACCAAGCCCGATACCTACGCCGCCGCCGCCCATAGACAGCACGGCGATTTCAGCAAGGGCGTCTACCAAGCCTTCCTTACTATCGTGCACATAGGAAAGGAAACAGCTGATAGGCATTCCTTCCTTACTACCCTTGAAAGCTAGAATAGGAGTTGCAAAGGAAACCCAATGCCGACTTGCGTAATTGTACATGCGCTTTGCATGAGCCTCGTTACTGGCAAACGCGGCTGATACATACGCAAATCGTTCTTGTGGGCTGGTCTCATCATCTGCGAGATAGGAGTCTCGCAGACGACGCATACCCATTTCTTCAAAAAGGTCATCGCGGGAATAGTCAATTTCAATTGGATATTGTGGCTTCATATTATTTCTTCACCCAGGTCGTCTCGAGTTTTTCGGTGCTCCCGCCTTTGCTAAAACCTTCATCGCTGTCAGACAAGGAGTCATCGTCTGCAGCAGTAAGCCGTCCTGTTTCGTAATCGTAGATGGCTCCGATACACCTCCCTGTCAATCCGACAGTTCGGCATTTCAGCACAGCCATCTTGATTGTATTTCGTGTTTTTTCTTCCGCAGCATTCATATTACGGGCGAATGCAATAATATCAAACGAGATCTGCTTAATTGAACCGGAACCTTTAATATCATCCATAGAAGGCAGCTTTCCTTCTTCAAAGCTAGTCTGCCCCTGACCCACCTTACGCAAGTGTGAAACCAGACCGATCCAAACAGGGTAACGCTTAACGATAGACAGCAGCGCATTCATAATCTTATCTTGGGCTTCGTTGCCTTGCAGATTATCAATACCCTCTGACACTAGAATGGTGATGTGGTCAATCAAAATATATCGGCAGCCCATCAAGCACATATACTCGATCTTGTCAATGATCGATGTGTCATTCATAGAGCCTTCGTGATCGAGCATGAGGATGCGCTCTTCTTCGTCCTCAGTGCCAAATAGTTCATCAAATCCTTGCTCAAGGGTTTCGAAGTCTAGTTCTTCACGAGCTGTGTTGCGGTTTAGCTGCATACCAGACATTCGACGAGCTTCGGCTTCTGGGCTTTCTTCCAGAGCGCAGATACCAATCTTATGCTCAAGCGGTGCGGTTCGCTTGATCTCTAGGATAATCTCGCGGAGAAGCGTTGACTTGCCAGAGCCGGTGCCAGATGTGAATAGAGTAATTTCGCCAAAGCGCATACCCTTTGCTTTGCTATTTACGCCAGCCATACAATCAGGGTAAGGCAGCGCAACTACGCTATTGAGCAGCCGCATCCGCTCTTTGAGATCTTTGCGAGATATGATGCCACCAGGTTTGACGCGTTCAGCATCAAAGACTGGTTTAAGAATATTTTCCCAACCAGCCTTTAGGTGTACTTCATTTGCATCTTTGAATTCAGAGTGTTTGGCAACTTTTACCTTGTCGAAGCCAATGATTCTTACAGCTTTTTCTAAAGCAGCTTTACCAGCTTTATCGCTGTCCATCCACAAGACGACTTCGTCATAGGAGCGAATCCACTCGCGATTCTGCGCCAGCAGCTCAATATTGCTAGCAGACCCCATAGTAACAACAGGGTAAATCCTATCCCACTTCCGCTTTGAAGCATAGGCAATCGACAACATGTCGATCTCACCCTCAGTGATGATAAGACGCTTACCACCTGCTGAGAACTTCTCTTGACCGCACAGTTCGGATTTGCGTCCTACTGTGTAAAACTTTTTATCAGCTACAACACGAACATTATAGCCTTCACCATAAGGGTAAAAGTGTTGGTCAATTTCGCCCTTACCATCAAAGGAGACTCTGATACCGAAGAATTCACAGATATCACGAGGGATACCGCGTTTTTGAAACCCCTTCACAGGCAGCTCATGGATCTCTGCCAAAGAGATTTGTTTCTTTACGCGTTTAAAACCTTCAACCTCGTCCACTGAATTCCCTTTAGTAGGCGCCCCGTCTACTTCTTCTTTTTTCCAAAAGTTTTGGCATACGAAGCAGAAGCCATCTCCTCCCTCGTATACCTGCATACCATCACTTGATCGGCATTTCACTTGATCTGGGCAAGGTTGATTCTTAATTGCGATTGCACCCAAACCTTACTCTCCAATAAAATCGTGCATTGTCACTACTTTGTTAAGACGTTCTATATGTCGCGGAGTTACATCGTTCTTCACTGACCATGTAATCTCTTCTACGCGCTTATTGTACCACTTAGGGTCTAGTGGCGCTTTTACAGAAACCAGACCCCAAGTTTCAGCCCAACCTACATCACCTCTGGATGTATATTCTTCCAAGACAATGCATTCAAATTCGTGCCAAGGTCTCTCTTTTAACATCGTTGCTAACGTGCCTGAAGAGGACTTATAGGTTCGCCAGTCAGATTCTACCCATTTTCTAGTAGTTTTATCTCGTTTCTGATAAAACTTCTTACCCATGTAAAAGCGGCTTAGGTAAGGATCTCGTATAATATACACGAATCCTACGACACCTTTGCGCTTCCCCATAGGCTCTGGGAAAGACCAGTGGCCATTTACACGATGATCTGTTCTAGCCTCAACGGCTGCCAGAGCGGCGGTGACCTTGACCAGGGGTATATTTGGGATCTCCCCTTCGAATTTCATTAAGTGTATTCCATCTATCAGTCAACTCCTGCTCAACACCTCCGGGATCATAGCCCAATTCTGGATGCTCTTCGCCTATTACGACAACTTTGCAGTTGTCACATAAAATCGATGGTGTTCGATTTTTGCTGTACACCATTGTTGGCTTTTGCCGGCACAGTCTGCACACGAAGATCATGGTCTAGCTCCTGAGCTACTGGCCAATCGTGAAGATCGAACCAGTCGTTTTCATAACGCTGGATATGAATCATTTTACCATTAGACAGCAGCCAATTTCGCCAGTCATCACCGTAGGTACTAATATACATACCTACCACAGTTTCTTGGTACTCTTTTACAGTTTTACAATTTGCCAGAGCCTTGGTGGCTTTTACAGGGCCTACACCAGGAAGACCTGGAATATTGTCAACTGGATCCCCTTTAATCAACTGCTCAAAATAAAGGCGATCTGCGTCTTCTTGCGTAACAGTGATGTATTCATCTTTTCGGATGTTATAATGCTTTCCTGGAATACATAGTAGATCTTTGTCATTAGACGCGATGATGACTTCTTGGCCTACAGCAGCTGCTTCCAAAGCCCACCAACGAAGCAGATCGTCTGCTTCACAACCTGTTGAAGGCACAGCCAGGCCACTCTGAACGGCAAGCTTTCTAAGAATAGGAAGAAACTTAGTGTATTCATTTGGTTTATTCGTCCGTCCACTAGACATCTTATACTCTGGGTACATCTTGGCGCGGTAATTATTAGGCCCCTGCACAGCAACCATTGCTTCATCACAAAACAATTTTTCCTGGATGTCTAAGACTTTATCTTGAAATCTCTGCCAGGTTTCTTTCAAATATGCTGCGTCTTCTTCTTTCGTATACGTCTTTTCAATCCGCATTGGACGACCGGAAAGCGGATCAAGCTGCGTAACAGCAACACCCTGAGGCGTTACATTGTTTAGCCATCTTGGCTCAAAGGAGAGGTAACACAAAACGTCACCATCAATTAGAGCAATCTTTTTAGCCAAGCTTATCCTTTAGAAAAAAAAAGAGGGTTGCACACTCGCACAACCCTTTGATAGTTTAATCGTCGTAGTCAGAGAGGCCACGCATAGCCTCGCTGTACCATTCCCAATTATCAACACCGTTTGCTTCCAAAGCTGACAGCTTCTTTTCAGCAGCTTCCAATTCTTTGAGGCGCTCTTCAGTGATAGTACGCATACCCATGTTGTCAACCTTAACTATAATCAGTTGTCTGGAGAGTATCATCTTGTAGATGCTATCATAGTCATGATGTCTTTCATAATCATTTACACAAAACACAGTAGCGCCTTGATGAACACCTAGCAGTTGCCGTGGGCTGTTCACAAATTTAGCATTATTGTGGTTTATGGAAAATAAATTTAGGAATGACTGGAAATCATAACGATTTCTGGCACAAACAAGATAAAAGTTAGATGTACGCATACGCACAGAACCAACATGTTTTGGAGTGTACAGATGTGGGCTTTTACATTTCCAGCAAAGATTAATGGATTTCATACCAATTAGCCCCAAGCTTCGGATCACCGCCATCCATAATATCAACCCCAAACATAGCTGGCCCGTCTTTAAAGCATTGGCGCCCGATCTCACCAGCTCTTTGTGCGAACGCGTCAGGCACCAGGAAGTCGGCTTCGTCATGCATAAAGATGCAAGGAATAAACGGAATTCCCTCTGCTTCCAGGCGTTCCATCAACAGCATAATGGCTGCGCCACACGTTATCTTTTCTGTTGATTGCAGGAGATAGACGAGAAGTTTATGGAAGCTGTCTACATATACACGTGTTCCAGCTAACGAGGGAATATATCCTTCGCCTCGCTTGCTTGTGCTGCTGTAAATACTATCCAGACGCTTCATCAAGTTCTGGAACCCAGGAACTGCTTTAGTAAATCCGGTCTTAAAGCGGGTTCCTTTTTGGTGGTCCTGAACGTCGAAAATATAGCTCCACAGCTTTTTACCTGAAGCACCAAACAAGAATGCATACAGGATTCGCTTAGCGCGTCCGCGTTTGGCCTTCGCAATAGCCTTCAGTGCATTTGGAGAACCTGATTGCAACCAGGCCTTTTTAGTCTTGTGGCCTTCCCAGCTGTCTGGGTCGTCTTCCGGAATCTTATTGTTTTCAATCAGCCACGAAGACCAATCCACATTCATATTAGCCAGCACAGCATCTGCTTTGTCGGCATTATACATGTGAATATCGCCATTCAGCAGGATATCTGTGTACTCTTCATTGCCTAGAAAATGCGCCAGGCCACGTGCCTGATTACCAGCTGAGTCACAACCTACAAGAGTCCATCCTGGAATGGATTTAAAGAGCTCTCGCATTTCACGGCCGTATCTAGCATCACCCGATGGGATATTGACAATAATACTGTGAGTTGCTCGCATTGATGGAGTGCCGATTGTTCGGCATTGCCCATGTACGCGACCATTTTCATCAGTATTTTCTAGGAAGCCTTTAAGGATACCGTGGCGGCTTACAGCAGTGAGGTATTCTTTGTAGAGCTTACCGTCGCCACCCAAGAACTCAAGGCTATCCTCGGAGATCTTCGGTGATGTCTCGACTTTGCGCCCTAACTCCGGATCCCACTTAAAATTAAATTCAGTAGGCACCCAACCGTTGCGAAATAGGAAAGTTTTAACATCGGCGTTAGACGACAGCTTTAGAGGTTCAATCGTCAAACGGCAATACTCACCAGCAAGCGGCCTCTCTTCGCCTTCAAAGCCGGAGCAGACGTCTACACCAAACCAATTGGCGGTGTGTACATCATAAAAGCCATTCTTCACCCACTTAGGGTACTTGCTGATAGCTTCACCAGCTTTCTTATCCTTTGCGACCGCTTTGAAACCCAAACGGGCTTCTAGTTTTTCAGTGATAGACGCCTTTTCAGCTAGAAGAATTTCTTCTAGCTGGAGGCCCTTCTCTGTATCAAACGGCCAACCATGCTCGTAGCACATCGCACACCAGCGAGCAACAGCATGTTCAACTCTCATATAATCACGAATGAGAGAGTTGCGCTCAATAGCTTCCAAGAACTCAGCACGAAGCTGGCCGTATACCTGCGCTGTCAGCCGAACGTCTTGCAAGCAGTAGGCCTTCATCTCCTCGCTATATTGCGAGAAATCATGAAAATCGCCTTTAGGGTAGTTGAGGTGAGCGCCCCATTGGGCAAGGCCATGCCCAGCATCGCCAAAGCGACGATAATTCAAAACCTTCGACATAACCAATGTATCATGAATGGTGCATGTCTTCGGGAATGTGAAGCCGAACAGCTTCTTAAGAACATAATTGTCGTAGTCAATGATATTATGACCGACAACGAGGGTAGCATTATTGAAGACGTCTACCCAGCCCATATCGCCTTCGAGCCAGTAATACATCTTCTTTTCATCGAGGTTGTATGCGGCAAGAATCCACATACGGCTTACAGTCTTATGCAGACCGTCTGACTCGATGTCGTAGATCCAACGGCTCATTAGCCCTCAGCCAGCTCCGACATACGCGAAACTTCTGGGATTGAAAGCTTATACTGTGAACCATTGTAGGCGTTCTTAGCTACTTTACGCAGGATTTCCGTATCGAGGTATGGCGGCTCAACAACACCCAAGATGACATCAACATCTGCCACCTTAATAGGCTTGTATCCGTTCTTTGCGAATGCCGTGGCAAACTTCGTATACCAACAGAACTTCACAATCTCTTGTGTCTCGTCATCCTTCAAACCCAACCGCGACTGATAGCGGTCTGCCATCAGCATCACAGCATGGTAAAAGGCCTTAGGGTTAGCGCGCCAATATGGCTTAAGTTGTTGCGTCTCAAGCCACTGAAGATCAATCCCCTCGCCGACGAGGTATCCCTTGTAATGATTTGCGTTGCCCTGCGCATCATAGTTAGCTTGCATCGTGCCCTCGGATTTCATCTCTTGTACGTTGTTTGCTGCCATTTCTAAATTACCCAGATACTTTTCTAATTCGTCCATGCTGTTAAAGACGGCAGAACCGCCAGCGTTAGTTACAATGCTTACGATACCTTTCTTAAAATCATCAGCATGAATCCAGGGCAACTCGACTACAACAGCTGTTCCGCTATTGCTGCTAAATGGCGTATAGTATAGTTTGTACATAATCATCTCCGTTTAAAAGGACACCAGCTTTTTACAACTGATGTCCTTTCTTGATGATTAAAAGATTTCGCCGGGGGCGTTCGTTTCAGGGCCTTCAGCCTTCTTTACAAAGCCTTCTTCAGGTGCATTATCGGCCTCATCTTCCGGATCCTTCTGAATCCGCTTCGTAGCCGTCTTACCAAAGCCGTCTTCACGTGGCTTAGGCGTATACAGAATATGGGTAGTCAACTGGATGCCCATGAGGACAGAGGCAATACCGGGCTTGTTGTCATTTTCGTAATCGTACTGAAAAATCCGAACATTTGCGATAGAACCATTACCGATCGTGTTAGGATCGACAGGCTCCATATCACCGTCGATTACTTCAGGCGCTTGACCAGGCTCGCCATCGGACTTGATAGACTTCTTGCGGAGATTGGTACGCCAATAGAGCAGAGGACCATCTTCGTCTTCACGATGGCCTACGACCTTAAGGCCTAGAGCGACCCATTCATCTCGTTGAGCCTTGTCCTTAGTACGCAACTGCACTTCCCACGTGGGATTCTTCTTGTTATACTTATCAGAAGGACGCTTCGGGTCAAGCTTAGCAAAGTGGATTTCACAGTTAAGAAGAATAGCCATTTATTACCTTTGAAGAGTGTTATAATCCATGTTAAGACTCCCTCTTGGGTATAGGTCTGGGGAAGAGTGCAGTGTTCCGGTCAGATTTTGCTGCTGCACCCTTCCAGGGTTAAGTTAACGGGTTCGTAGAAGCTAAAGAAGCATTTCCGCTATATGCGCTTCAGTTGTAACGACACCGGTCTTAAGAAATGTAATTTCGTGTCGTGTGAGATTAATTGCGCCATCCGGCAGAGCACCTGCTTGCCATCTACGATAGGTTTCTTGTGAGATCGGAATATACCGTTCTACAGGCAAACAAGAGATAGGCGCAATCCGAGATACTTTGGTAAATTCACCACGGGCTGTTTTAATAACAGTACCAGCGGCTTTAATTGCGTTTTCCGAGTCTGCAAAAACGCTTCGTGGAACATAATATGAGTTACCGCCAGCGTTATTTGTAGCGAGCATAAACATCATCCATTGCTCCGACGCCAAATAGAACGCACAATCAAAGATAGGAACACCATCCAGCAGTGATATGTAATGAGCTCCCGACAATGGCGACAGCCCCATTACGTCTTTCAGGTCATCGTACGCTTCCACTATATACACATTACCGCCCAGTAGAGTTGTAAATGTATTAGCGAAAACATCGTATTCACCGAATTCATCCTGTGAGAGTACAGTACGAAGCTCTAGAAAAACTTCTTCCGGAGCATCGTCATCTTCAAACATTTCAGCGAAGTTTTTATAGATTTTCATAAATACCTCTTGGGTTAGACAAAGCAATACTCTGAATCTAGCACTAGAGACAGATCTAGAGTACCGAATTGCACTTCACTGATATCGCCCTGAATAGCTTCCATAATCTCGCCAAGCGGATCAGCATAGTACAACTCTAAGAAAGTTTTACGAATTAATTTAAACAGCTCTGGCATATCTGCAAGCAGACAACCAAAGCTATCATGAATTGTTGTAATTGGAAAATCAGCTTGTGCTACGGTCATTGTCAGATGAGCAGCGTCTAGCGAGTGGATAGCATTAGGGCTAGCTCCTGAGACCTGTTTACCTTTAGAAGGCACCTGGTCTTCAATAAAGCAAATTGCCAATTGCAGCGTGTTTTCAAAATACCCAGTGCTTGTTCGTGGCCCTTTAGGAGGCCCGTACTGACACCAAATCTTCTTGACCTTACCTTCAGTGTAATACTGAATTACCGGAAAATTGGTGATGGGAACTGTCCACCCGAGGAATTCTCCGTTTTCTTCAGCCATTCGGCCAGCATCTTCAAAAACCGATAGAAGCTGCATAGGTCTTTTTAATGATACTCGGCAGTCTTCATATACTAGTCGGCCAAGATAAGAACCCCAGCGATGCTCCATAAACAGAAGCTTGTCAATACCATGCTTCTTGCTGTCATCGATCTGCTGCTGCCCCAGCCCAAATGGAGTCCCTCCATAAGGTAGTGTCATTACATTCAAGTGTGTTAAATAGCTTTCGTTACGAGCTATCAACCTAGATTCGCAAATTCGCCATAGTGTAGCAAGCAAACCTCACAATACTTTGCGTAAGCTTCTTGAGGATCTTTAAAGAATCCTAGAAATTTATTACGCCCTTCAATCTTAATTTGTGCTACCCATTTTTGTTTTTGCTTATGCCAAGAAACACCCTTATAACCGCTTTTATTATTAGATTGTTTACCGCGATTAAAATGATTTTGTTGATGAGTACACGCTCTAAGATTTTCAGGTATATTATGAGAACGAATCCTATCGATATGATCTATTGTCATCCCTTCAGGGATTGGCCCATTAAATTTTTCATAAATAAGACGGTGCTCAAAGTGATACTTTCCAGCAATGAAGATTCCAATATAACCATCATTACGCAAAGTACCTGCAATCGAACCAGCCGGCACATTAGAATTAGGGCTATTTATCCAATATAAGTGACCATCACGATATTCAAATAGATCAATGTAATCCATATCTACTCTTTCGGTTCTATACATCGCTGTATAGTTCAGACTATATCATATACCAAAGTTGGTACCCGGGCGCTTCGAGCCACTTGGCTCTACGTCTTTCGACTAGTCGTTGCACCTTCCTCTTTCGAGGCTTGGCTCAGGATTGTCTACTAGAGAGTTCCCCTGAGTTCACCCGGTTTTACAAGCGCTATGCAATTAACGCTTGACAATCTTTCGTTTCTCTTTAGGATCAGTAATGCCAAGCCAGTATACTGGAGCAGCGAGATCCGCTATAAGCTTGTTTGCTTCTTTGAATGCCTTGATCTCTTCTACTAGAAATCGGCGTTGCTCGCTACGCGGCTCAGTTGCATGGATTTGCTTCTTGTAGTCAACGAGAGTATCGATGAATATATGGCAAGCTTTAATGTCGTCCTCAGTGTATCCAGAAACTTCTTCCTTCAATCTTTCCCAAACGTGATCTGCAACATATTTGTACAAATCACCAGGAAGATCTTGTGGCGTCAAATTAACATGAGGCGCTGTTGTTTCGTCTCTGGTCAGTGCTGTAAGATGCTGGGACCCATTGTTAGATCCATCAATAAATACTTCCAGCGAGGAGTCAAAATTAAAGTTGTTTGTGTCACCACCAGCACGCATCTGCCACATTCGAATTTTCATGAGCTCATTGCAAGCTGCAAGAAATTGCCATGGTTTATCAGCCTTCATCCAACCTTGATGAACCTTAGGGCTTTCCGCATAACTTAGCAGAATCTCTTCGTTATCCAGCGTCCATAGGTATCGATCGTGCAGTGGAATTTTATCTGTTTTCGCGCCATCTGGCCGTCCTGCATCCCCAGCCCAATTAGAGGCTATCGAGACGCATAGCCAAAAGAAACCAGCTTCTCCGATGACTTTGCTATCATCTCGTAGAAGAAGCCCGCGCGCCAGATCCGAGCCTTGCTCATGAAGGTACGCCGTAGTGGGGTATTTACGTCCCCGGAAGTCATAGTAATAAAGATGGTAAAATGTCTTACCGATAAATCTTCTAGCCAAGTCACCGATAACTTTAGACTCCCGCAGTTTTGTTGCGCGGGCGTCAGGATTTTGTTGTTCCCAGATATCGGAGAATGCATCTGTCTTATTCTTCAAAGCCCACTTCTGAACCTCGTAGATATCCTTATTAATGCGCCAACCTATTTCTTGAGCCTTGTTTAAACAAGTGAACAGCATTGGATGGGTTTCAGGCGTAATCTGGTCGAGGACATCGCGACTGCCAGTCTTCACCATAGACATACCGTTCTCATGCTTGGTAGACATCCAAGGCGCATATGGCTCTGTCGCCGGAAGCTTCTCCGAGCGAGCAGACGCAACCGATGACCAAAGTGAACAGATGGTTTCATCGTCTACGACTTGAACAATATAGGCAGCATGCCCTTTATTACCCTGCCCCAGCGCCATCTTTGTCATCATGAGCTGCTCAAAAGACCACAGTAAAAATGTACCTGTCTTAGCGGCAAGACCCGAGTCTCTTTTTAATTTTAATTTTGTTCTGACAGAATGCCCAATCGCAGCAACCATTTCGGTAAGGTATAGCGCCGCGTTTCTATTACCCTTCTTTGCGCGAGTGTGCAGATACACCACAGAAATTAAAGTATCAAGATATTCGTCAATATCATAATTCTTCAAAAACTTAAGAGGGTTACGTGGGGAGATCTCGGTGTTAAGCCTAGACTTAATGCTAGCTTTTAGCTTTTCTCTCATTTAGCCCCTAGTACAATTTTCAAAGCGACGAGTACCGCTATAAATCCAGTAATCCATGTCAAAGCCTGTGCTACAATAGCAAATACAATAATAAACAATAGGCTTTTACACAGAAGGTTGGAAGGGGTAATGCTCGCCACTTATGCTCCTTGGTTTCAGATTTTGTTCATCGTCATCATAAACATCAAAGCGCAGATACCGCCAGCCAAGAGAGGCAGACTGTACAAGAGATACATATCAAAGGTTCTATGCGGCCGACGCCTTGAGCGACGCCATGACCAACGCAAAAGCGGCGTAATTTGCTGTTGCTTCATGTCCTTTAACTCTTGCCGTATGTTTTCCGAGCTCATCTTCACAAATCTCAAATGACACACGGCGGCCATCAGGTAAGGTTGGCAGAAGCATCATAGCGGTGTCCATATTCTGGGTATACCGATACGGTCCCATTGGCTTCGCGCCTGGTAGTAGCTTGTGAATAGCCGCGCAAATTACGTATTCGTCTTGCTCGTGCTGCCACCCTTTCTGGCATAAGTCTATTACAGATTTTATTGTATCCTTATCAAACATATACTACTCGACAAAAATATTAACGAAAAGTCCGTTTATAGTCTGGACGGGACTTGCTCTGGAGAGCATGGGTGGCCTTTTAACGTCGTGCCGAGGACGTGGCTGCTGTGAAACTAATGCATAGCGTTAGTACCACAACAAGCCCTTTGAATACAGCAAACGTGGCTGCTGTGAGCTTATAGAAACCAACCGCTGGCACCTTCCACAGCAGGAAACCAAAAAGAAGGACGCTAACAATGCATAAACTATGTGTTAGCGCCCTAATTGCAAGTGGCATGGTCAGTCCAGTGTCCAGTGGAAAGAGCCTTTCTTTTGACCATCCACCACAGTTCGCTTTGCGCGGCCAATCGCCACAAAAGCAGTGAGCCAGCCAATGATGCCGAGAGCGGCACGGACGGAAAGCAGAATGCCAGCGATCACAACGACGTACCAAAGAAATTCGATCGAAGCAAAGAAACCCATTGTAGTTCTCCAGAAAGATATCTTTGAGGATATCATATAAGATGACTGATTTTGCGCGTCAACCGCGCCTGCCACCGTTGATAACGTCAAGGATAAAATAGATGCCCATAACAATCATCTTTGCTAACTGCGTTGCGCACCATAAGCCCATCGCAATGACAGAGCCTACAAGTGTTTCCACCATATTTATCTCCTATAGATACCATATAAGATGACAGATTTTGCGTGTTAAGGAACCAGTATATTTACAATGCGGCGAAGGATCCCAACATTCTTGTTGACGCGGCGGCTCAATTTCTTTCGATTCTGAGCAGAGCGCGCGATTGACTTCATCCTAGGACGATCCCATTTATTTTTCACAAGAACAAATCCTTGACGCTCGCCTTAGCTTTCGGGGTAGTAGGCACCCCAAGGACTGTCTCAACAACAGGCGTATTCATCAAGTCATATAACTTAGCGCGTGCAGACCAAACGGCATCATACAGATGAATACCACCACCGCGTACAGAGCCTTTCGGATGGACGAGCGTGACTGAGTAAGAGCCAATCTGGCTGTCGTAGCCTGGCGGGTCTAACTCAATTGTCATTTTATATCCAGCTGTTTCAGTGAACAGCTTCATGAGCGCCATATCGAGTTCTATAAGCTCTTCGCGACTCTTTGGGATTGGTGTATTTATCCAATCGTTGCGGCGTTTACTTTCGGTCGCCCACGCGATTTCTCTCTCGCGACGTGTTGGTCCTTTGTACGTCATTTGAGGCCTTCCTATAAAAATTATGTGGACCAACCCTCGTAGTCAGCTTCAGCTGAGGCCAACTAACGCGGGATTTGGTTGTCTTAAAGAAAGTGGCGCCATATGTATTATCATTACCTAGGTTTTCAGCCAAAGACAATGCCATATTCCACTGCTTCCAGTCAGCTGTCTTTGGATTAATTCGCTGAGTAAAGCTAAGTCTTGCTGGTGCGAACTGCCCTGGGCGTCTTACCTCTTGCGCCACAGAAGTTCTCTCCTGTTTGACTCTATTCATCACAACATGACCTACAGCGCGCATCTCGTCTCGAGAGCAACCTCTGCATTCGCCGAACATAGTAAGAGCCAAGAGGAGTAAAGTACCTGTCACATTTCATTCTCGCATAGTTGATCCAATTACGCCGCACATGGGGCAAAGGTTCTGGTACAGCGGCCGCCTTCATAGCTCTTAACCCAGACAGCATCTTGTTGAAGCAGAATCCAGGTATTGTATGCCTTGATGACGTCAGCTCTGGACTTGCAGTAAATATAATGTTTACGTCCATCTGTCGTCTGCATGACGATATAAAAATCACCGCATTGTGCTTCTAGAGCATCAGCGAGGTTAAGCAGGCTGTCACGCCCCTGCGCAAACATCATGCTGATAGCATGGGGAAGTGTAGCAATAGAGCGAAGGGTATGGGCTGCAGTAAGTTTCAACATAAGGTCTCCTGTTAAAGAAGTTTCAAAAGATCACGCATAGACTTAGGGATATGTTTATCGATTGGCGGTGTCCCGAGGTATGTTACAGGCTTGCCTGCTTCAATCCTGACAATAGTCACCTTAGCGCCAAGAGGTATTGCATGACCGATTTTCACCACCCATGTGTAGCCTGGGTAGCGAAGCTCTAGCTCGGCTAGCATTTTTGATTAGCGGCAGCCAGTTGAGCAGAGAGCCAACGTATTCGTTCTTTTGCAGCGGTCTGCCAGATAATCAGGTCTAAATCATTTCTGTTGGCTAAGAAAATGCCATTGGCAATTTCAAAGTCAGATAGATCACCTTTTGCCAGGTCTGTTCGTTCGCGTCCCAGATACTCGTTAGCAAGCATCTGGCCTGCTGGCGATTTCCAATGTCCCTTGACATATACTGGGGCAGGGTCAGCGCCTTGCATGATCTGTGTAAGTATGCATTCACGGCATAGAAGTAATGCAGCGCTGAAACTACGTGCTTCGTGCTCAAAAGGGAAGGAGAAAGAACGGCTGCCCCAGGTAAACCTTGCAAAAACGCTGTAAGTCATTTTTGTTTCTCCTTTGAGAAAAGATGCTTTGGAGCAATATACCAGCGCCTGCACCCTGTTGTTGCAATACAGTCGTCTACTTGTTCACGATTGCGGCAGATGCGCATCGTGTCAACAAAGGAACAAATCAAAAATTGCTTACCACTGTCGATTATACTTCTGACTTCGTCTTGAAACACATGCTGGAATTTTGCATCGAACTCTTTTCGTTTGTAAAGCTCAGGCATTCATTCCTCCGTTTGCAAGCATGAAAGAACAGAATAATAAATAAATTAATTACAACAACTGACAAGATAAGTGACACATCACCCTCCCAAAATTAAGGACACCAGCGCCATAGCACCGATGTCCTTTCATATAAGATGGCTGATTTTGCGTGTCAAGCTTCGGAAGTTGATAGCGATCCATTTGCAGCCATGAAGTATGGCTTATAGCTACGAGGCAAACCCGTGGTAAAAGGCACCTGGCGGGCCTTATACAGCCGCTTCTTTTCAATGCGCGTAAAGCAAACCTTGTCGCTTTGATTACCACCTAACACATGGTAGGCAGTGGCATCTTCAGCGATATAGAGGGCTACATGCCCACCACCCTCTCGCTTGAATGTCAGTACATCGCCTAGCGAAGGTTTAGACGATGCCTTTCCAAAGGAAGACCAATTCAGCGCGTATAGAGGGCCAACCGGCAATTTCTTACCAGCACGCTGCGCGATGACAGCCATAAACAGCCCACACCAAGGTACATCATCGCCAGTATACTTGTAACCCAGCTTAGTGTCACCGACCTCTTCAGCCCATGACATAATAGTTGGATTACTGGCTTTTCCCGGCTTTTCAGTAGTACCCAGCAGCTGCAGAGCATGCTGCACCATAAGAGGAAGAGTGCCTACGGTATCCAGCCAGGCGTATTCCACAGGAATCATAGAATCTCCTTTACAGCAATATTAACTACCTCTTTGACAAGAGGATCGTCTTTCTTGATCTTGTCTGCAATCTCTGCAGCGGCTTCTGTCACGACGACACTAGCAGCTGGCTTAGAGATTTTCAGGATCAGTCCCAACAGTAGATTTAGAATCTTCATTCGTCTTTTCCTTATCTTTAGATGACCCAAAATACCAATTGACAATAGTTGCGAGCAGGGTGCCTAACATAAAACCCAGCACAGTATCGGCAAATCTAATATTGTCTTTTGGTATATCATGAAAAGTGATGGAAGTTAGATAACCAGCTCCATAAAGCGACCAAAAGAGCGCTAGCATAGTCCTGGTATCAGGTATTTTGAAGGTAGACATAATAGGGATCCTATAGAGGGTAAGGTATAGGGTAGATCATCTATCATCCTCTACCCTTATACTCCCAATTAACCGGACATAAATATCATTAATTTAACGGGTTGATGTATGCATTATCTACTTACAAACCTTTGAAGCATACCTGCACTAAGATTTCTGCGTAGCATAATCCTTAATCGCATTCTGGCGCGTTTCAGAGGTGCTGGAGGCTTCCCTGCGCCCACACGCGTCGCCGTGCCCAGCGACAGTTTTTGCTTTGCTACTGTGCCATTTTGTGCGCCGCGTGAGCATCCGCCCGGTCCAGCGCCAGTTATTTTTCTCTAAGATACGTTTGAAAGTTTCTGAAGAACTAGAAATTACGCTACTTGTAAGAACAATCTCGTATCTACGCTGTTCTGCCCAATTAAATAAATGTTCGTGGAATTCTATTAAAGCCTTAACCGCCTTGGTGCCACGTAACGTTGTATGGTAGTACAGTTGTGTTAGAGCTTTTATAGGACTGTGATAATTACCAGCCCCATCGCAAGCTAAAAGCCATCCCACAACTATACCATCGATTTCCATTACTTTGAAATAAGACTGGCGCAGATAGAATTCAAATGCTTTCCGACAACTAACCTCGTCAGATGGAAAATCCTCATCGTTTTCATCAAAGAATAAAGTAGAGGACATTCTATATATTGCATTAAAATCGCTTCTACGACCAGTCCGTATCATGGCTGTAATGCCTTTGTATTGTGTGAAAGAATATTATTGGAAATATAACTTTGCGCGCCTTTTACTGTAATCTTAACAATAGTTGTCGTACCAGCCGGTTCACCTAGGCATTCAAGCCTAACCCATTGGTTATCCATCCACACTAGATGCCCTTGTGTACCTCGTAGAATATTGCCATTTATATTTGCTTGGTATACTTCAGATTCAGCAAACTCAACATGTGTCACAGGGAATACTCCCCACTCCTTATTTAAATGATGCTGAGTCTTAACGTAATCTCCAATTTGGATAGCACTGGCTGTCTTCTGTGTGTCATCAGACATTAGAATTAGTGTATCGTGACTTACACAGTAACCACCGCCGCCGTCACCACCGCCATAACTTCCGCCTGGCGTACCGCTTCCATTGTTCTGATTAACTGGCTCAGAAGTACCTGAGGCATTTGCAATAGTTGCTTGTCTAAGCTCGGTAACTTCTAACGTCACACCTTCACGTACAATTGTAGGGCCTTCTACTTCTAAACTAGTAACATTAAATGAAACACTATGGCTGCCGGCTGCAATACCTGATAAAAATACAAAAGCAGTAAGAGGCCCTTCGGCTCGTGAATCTGCATTATCAAAGATCATATTATATCTAGCACGCTGCACAATATCGCCATCTAGATAGATATCGGCATACATAATTAAATCATCTTGATTGTAAACTTGTCCATAAGCTTGAATTTTGAGGAGACTATTAGAGTCTTCTTTATAAAAAGTATAACCAAGAACTTGCTGATTGATATTACGGTAACAATTAGTAGGAATCGAGCTGTACGTAAAAGAAGTTTTGGCAGCAGCTGCTAGTTGTACGTTATTAACAGCAACGCTCTTAGCTGCAAGAGTATCTATCTCAACATTATGCATCTTAACGCCAGCTTCGCTAGCAATAAAATATGGATCTCCTGTGTCAGGGTCAATGATAGAAAACTTATCAGAAGTAAAAATGATATCTGAGGTTTCGCCTTGATTGATGATGTCCATACCTACAATTCGTTTAGAACCGTCCGAGGCTGTCTCAACACGAATTGTAGCGCGGGCGATAGTACCGCTAGGGTCTGCAAGAGTCGTCTCAAGTGTTTCAACGCGTGCTGACGCATCGCCAGCAACAGAGGATACAGTTGAAATTTGCTGTGATAAGGCTGTATCAGCATTAGCTCTATTCAGCTGCTCTTGGGATATTGCAGATGTATTACCGCTGACATCCTGCTGTAGTTGAGTTGTATTTGTAATAAGTGTATTAATATCATTGCGTGCAGCATCAAGAGCATTTGAAAGAGTTTCATCAACGGCCGCAATAGAACTTATGACAGTTTCAGGAGACATCACATACTGAAATTGCTTACGAGCAGAAATAGAGGTAAGCTCATTTCCATCTTTAACAGAAACTGATATAACTTTAGAGGGTGCGTCTGTGAATTGAGCTACAATGAAAGTAGCTGCTGTAGCATTAGCCACAGGAGCGTCGTCAATGTACCACTGGTAAGATGGCGAAGTAAACCCAGATATTGAAGCCGAAACTTGAATAGCAGAAGGCGATACACTGCTTCCATTGTTTACAAAGAATTGAGAAGGCGCATTTATAGAAACAGACCTAATCCAGTTATGCGATAGATCTTGTGCATCTGTAGGATCTGTAATTGTCATTGCAGACATACGACCACTGGTGGACAAAGTACGTACACCGAAGAATGCACTAGCAGCATCCACAGCTGGCATTACAAATGTAGGTTCAGAATTTCTACCGACTTCGTTGTATACTGGAGCACCGTTTGCCTCAGTCGCATCTATGCCTGCACGATGCATATAAAATACATAGCCAGCAAGTTCAGAGAAAGTGACAGAGCTGCATTCAAGTATACCAGAGGAAGCGACATTGCTGTCTAAGTTAGGTGTATATGTAATATCACGAGGTTGTGGTATACCCACACCATATGGATTTGGTGGGGTAATATACACATCGTCTTTAATGCTCCAAGCAAGCTGCGTGTAATCAAACCTAGTAGCTTCAATAGTACACTGGTCATCGCCTGAAACCTTAGAGCTATCAACACGGAGGTATACTGGGACTTCAACGCCTACTTTTAGTGTTTGGCTTTCAAGTCTAATATAATCGCCAGGCTCATAGTAACGATCCCTAATAACATATTTAAACTTATAACCAGTAGCGCTTCGACTTGTACGACAAATTTCTTCTGCCTTTGCCAGTGCGTGCTGGGGATCTGTAATAGCTTCCGCGAATATATCAGTCTCTAACGAAAGACCATTATCCTCTTCTAACATGGCCTGATATATTGTATCAGTCTCAGAGACTTGTGCAAAATCATCATAAGCAATATCACGAGACGTGAACAGAATTTTATTTGAACTTTCAATACTAACAGAAACACCGTAAAAATCTTGGTCTTTACCAGTGCTTGTATTAGTTACGGAAACTGCGATCTTGTAAAGTTTTCTTCCAGTTTGGCTACCTAGCGTTACAAATCTTGACTGCAAATCGACATACCCAGCACTGCCTGTTGCTATCGTCAAACCCGTATTTACATCAGTCATGGTGATAGTCATATTATCATCACCAGCAAAGTATAACGAGTAATTACCTGCTTCAGACGACTCAACAGGGAGTAACCACTCAAGGTGTGCTGCAGTAGTACCACTACCAGACCAAACACCGTACTTATTTAGATGCCTTCCGCCAGATTCCGAGTCTTTCCATCCGCCAACACCAAGTGGATATCTCTTACCGCCAATACCTCTAAAATACGATGTATTGTATTTTGACGGCCAAGACACGCTATCTTCTTTAAAGCCTTCATTTTCATTATGAAAACGAACTTGCACATGATTATATTTTGACTGTGCATCAGGCCACGTAATATCTATGCTTTCGCCTAAAACTAGATCATCGTCAGTGATAGTACCTGCTACTACCAAATCTTCATTTGTGTTAGGGTACTGTAAACTCAATCGATATTTACCACCAGACCACACAAGCCTGGCATCGCCCATTGATGATAGAATACTTTCGATATTTTCTCTAATAGCCTTAGAGGTATCAATAATCAAATTGCATTCATATAGAGGTATGTTACGACTAGTTATGTTAAACAGCCCGTCAGTGCTACGCCAAAATTTACCACCAACTGTTACATTCTCTTGAACGATAGTCCGGCAGATGGCATCAGCCTTTTCAAAACTATCTAGATCGATTTCATCTATAGAAACACCCTTGCCGTTTTCAGTATCTAACAAGTAATCAAGAAGACAAAGCGCTGGACTATTGTCGTAGCGGTACTTTGTAGGATCATCCTTGTACGATGCCGTAGTGCTGAGTTGGCCATTAGACACCCAACGTACTAAGCGGCCTTCAATCAAAGACTGTACACCAGGTGTACCGCTGAACTGCGGATTATCACGGTCTAGCCTAAAGACTGCAGATAGATATGCAATACCTGTGAAAAACGCATCAGAGCGTTCCCCGAAATTAGCAGCGCATATACTATCAACCTTACTGCCATTAAAGTGATAATCTAACCGTAGAGCTGCCTTGATGCCTGTATATTTATCTCTATTAGCTGTCTCTTCGATAACACCATAAGAGCCTAATGTTGGATCATTTAAATAACGCCCATTATCAATAATAACATCATGAACATTACTAATAGGACCAGCGCAGAGTGCTTGCTGATAGAATAGGAAATCGTTCTGTCCACCAACAAGGTTCGCAGTAAGATATCCGCTAGCCTGCCGACCGACAACATAGGAAGCAGTTTGAGTAGCTCCTAGTAGTGCTGACCAGATACGAAAGATTGCTGAGTATTGATTGTATCCAGCAGTGCCTGTCAGAAAACTCTTGTCACTGTTTGGTGTGGTATATGTGAAGTTACCTGACGTGCTGTGCCAAGTTCTAGTACCACCAATAAGGGCTCGACCATACACAATTGGCAGGTATTCAGCATTACCTTCAGTTACAACTTCAAAACCTTTACGAGCATCTGCCGCTTTCAGAGCTTCTTCGCGCATTTTCTTCGCTTGTACGATAGAATACGCAGTTACAGCCGCTGTTAGAACAAAAGAAGCGATAGCAATAATCAGCTCAACGCCCATTAAATGCGTCCCCACTTGTATGTAAGAGATCCAGAACCAGTATAGATAGCGTCGCAAGAGCCGTCATTAGAATCTCTAGCTCTAATATATTCACGGCTAAGAAAGATACCTTTGCTCATGTCCAGACTGATCATAGGTGAAGCACATGCAATTACAAAACTACTGTCTCCTAGTTCATTGGTATCAATTGCTGCGGAAGGACCATCAATCTGACCTCTATACACCACCAGTGTGTCATTCATATCTGAAACCAACGGCAATCCGGTATCTGGATCAACAAAACCTAGACGGATTTCAACGAGTTTGCCGATCATACCATATTCTGCTTCAATAGCATTTAAAAAATCAGGATCAGCA